TATATTAAAGAATTTGTATCTCACAATCTTAGGACAGAGAATGGAGAATGAACTAGAAAAAGTATTAGAAAGTAAATTCTTTTGCCCATCTCGCTTCGCACAAGAAATCGAATCTCTTGTGCATAATAATGATGACATGAGTTATATCGATGCAATCATTCACTTCTGTGATTTGAATAAGATCGATGTAGAGTCAGTACCCAAGTTGATTTCAAAGCCCTTGAAAGAAAAGATCAAGTATGAGGCAATGGAACTCAACTTTTTGAAGAGAAGTTCAAGAGCTAAACTTCCACTGTAAATTAATTTTTTTGATGATGCCCTTTGAATGCTATAAGACGTACCTTGCGATGAAGTCTCACTTCACCAAGGACTCATATGACTATGTTCGTTTTAATGGAAGATGTAAAGCATCATTAGACGCATTTTATAAAAGGAGAGATCGATTTTTCTTTGAAAAGATGTCAAGACAGCATGATAACAAAGAGATTGAACAATTCTTTGTTGCTAATTTTGTGAGTTGCCAGAATCCCCAGTCTCTATACATGGCTGATATTATTAAGTATGGAGAAAAGAATTTTAAGGACTGGCAAAAGCGAACTCAATCCATGTCTTATCTTTTCAAAAATGAAGTTGATTCTCTTTTCTCAGATAAAAATTTTGATGAGATGTTTGCTGTCAAAGGTGGACAGCATCCAGAGTTAATCAAACAGTATTTAAAAAATAAAGTTTCTATCGAAACACTTGTTATTCTTGATAGAATACTTGGTTACAAGTCTAAGTTTGACAAAAAAATGTCTGATCCAGTGTGGGATCAAGTATCGAGACGTATGGCCAAGTATTCTCCCTTCCTACATATAGATGTATTCCGTTACAAAAAGGTTCTTAAGAGTGTTGTCCTGGAGGGAAAATGAGTTTCTTTGATTCAGAAGTTGTTCGTGCAGAAATGACTGAGATTGGTGAACTTCAAGATGAAGTTTATACCAGTGTGTTTAAGTTTCCTTCCATGTCTCAGAAGGAAAAGGTTAAGCATGTAAATCTTTTGGAGAAACTCTTAGATAAGCAAAAGATTCTCTATACGAGACTGAGTTTGTCTGATGATCCAGAAGCAATTGAAATGAAAGAACGCATCCTGGATTCTGCTAAGATGATGGGTCTACCATCAAATGTTGATATGTCAGTTGTCTTTAACAATATGTCTGACATGCTAGGCATCATGAAGCAGCAGATTGACAGCACAGACACAGACCTGTAGAATAACGAAGTACACACAAGCCAAATCCAACGAATCCAATTAATCCTATGTCTTTTTCTAATCTTAAAAAGCAGTCCTCTCTTGGTTCTCTGACTTCCAAACTTGTTAAGGAAGTTGAGAAGATGAACAACACTGGTGGTGGAGGTGATGATCGCCTCTGGAAACCTGAGATGGACAAGACTGGTAATGGTTATGCCGTTATCCGTTTTCTTCCTGCTCCTGATGGAGAGGAACTCCCTTGGGCGAAGATGTATTCCCATGCATTCCAAGGCCCTGGTGGATGGTACATTGAGAATTCTCTGACTACGATTGGTCAGAAAGATCCTCTTGGTGAGTATAATCGTGAACTGTGGAACAGTGGCAGCGATGCTGATAAGGACACTGTTCGTAAGCAGAAGCGTAAACTGTCCTATTATGCCAACATCTATGTTGTGCAGGACAAAGCAAATCCTCAGAACGAAGGTCGTGTCTTCCTCTACAAGTTTGGTAAGAAGATCTTCGATAAGATCATGGAAGCAATGCAACCTGAGTTTGAGGATGAGGAAGCAATCAATCCCTTTGACTTCTGGCAGGGTGCAAACTTCAAACTGAAGCTCAAGAAGAAAGATGGTTACTGGAACTATGATGCTTCTGAGTTTGCACCAACTAGTGCTCTACTTGATGATGATGACGCTCTCGAAGCAATCTGGAAGAAGCAGTATTCTCTCTCTGCTCTGACTGCTGCAGACCAGTTCAAGTCCTATGAAGATCTTGAGAAGCGTCTGAAGATGGTTCTGGGTCAGAAACCTGCCTCTCGTCGTTTTGATGAAGAGACCAATGATGAGGACAATGATCGTGGTAGTTACACTCCTAACTTCTCTTCACGAGAATCTAATCCCATGCCTCAAAGCATGAAGAACGAACTTGATTCTCTGAGTGAAGGCCGTGACTTCAATAGTCAAGACATCACTCCTACCAAGTCTGCTGACTCAGATGAAGATGATGCTTTGTCTTACTTCCAGCGTCTTGCTGAGGAATGATTATTGATATAGTCTAATATTATCTGCTTTCTTAAGGGTTTCACTCACATACTGGGTGGAACCCTTTTTGTATAGCATGAGTTCTTCAAGATCATCCTTAACTACATTCAAGTATCTTGGTTTGAGTAAGAATATATTTCTTTTTTCGTCTTCTATTTTTTCTTCATATTGATAGTTTGTGACTGGAGTTGAAATATCTTGAGTTACTACAAGACCTCCTTCCAAACCTGCATCATAGTAAGAGAAGTTATATGGTGAATCTATATGCACTCCTTCAGGAAAGACAACAACACCTGCAGCATTTTTAATTTCCATTGATTCATGATGATGAATCCCACTATACAAAGTCTGATAGTCGCCGTATTTTTCTAGCAAGTAACTATCAAAATCATTTTGAAGAAGTGGCCATTCAGTTTGAATATTGAGAATATTATTTGAAAGAAGCACAACCCAATCTAAAGATGAGTCTCCATAGAAATCAAAGGCAACATTGTCTGGTCTATCATTACCTTTGATTTGATATTTTTCAAATACTGCTACATTTTGTATAATATCGTCGCGAAGTTTTCCTCTCTTGAAGAAGTTCTTTACTGCAAAGAAATCTCCCAGTTTGGCATCTGGAAGTATACTAGTGTATTCAAAATCTGGAACTTGACTAAAGTAATTTGACATTTTAGAAACCTAATGATTGATCGTTATCATCTTCGTAATCATTATTAAAGATTGGTTCAAGTTCAGAGAATGAAAGTGTCATTTGATATGAGGCCATCGTGCCATCATGATATGTTGCATATGAACCTTCAGGAGTATATTGAACTCCTACAGTCTTCAGAGCACACTCTTTTATTTTACCTATGTATGGATGATCTTCTTCTCCTCTCAATTTATATTGAATTTTGAATGTATGTGGAGCCTTCAGGAACAGATTAGAATCTGATTTGATTGGAGACATTCCTTGTTTAAAGAAACGAATAATACGAATTATACTTTCTGCTTCTTCTTTACTTCTAGGAGATAATTTATACGTGAATGAAAAATCTCTTAGCGTAGGACCTTTAAATAACAATTCCATGTTAGGGTTGATGACTGCACCTACAGTTCTTGCAAGCAACTGTCCTCCAGTTCCAGTAGCTGCTCCTGCCATTAGACCTGCAATAGCATCTTTCATATCTCCTGCTCCTGCTCCAGTTGCAGTACCAACAGCATTTGCAGCAGTATTTGCTGCACCTTTAAAATCACCTTTGATTCCTTGTAGTGCTGCTATTCCTGCTGCAATTTCTAGAGCATTCATATTGCCACTACCCCAATCACAACCATTACTATCTTGAATACCAGAAGGGACTGGAAGAGTAACAGATCCTATAGAATTTCTATTCGAGTCTCTATCACTGAATCCAAATTGACCTCTAGATGAACTAAGTTTTCTTGGTTGATATTCCATCATAGTAAACATAACCACATCTTGCTTTGAATTACCTAAACCAAGAGGGTATGTTGCACTTCCAAAATCTTTTCTAGCAGGTTTACTTGTTTTTGTTTCTGCTATACTTGCTGGTGTTGATGTTTGGTCTGGATTTCCTTGAGAGTTGTCTGAATTATCTGGGGGAGCTGGTGCTGTATTTCTATTTCCGTTTGCGCTATTATATGCTTCTGCTTCTTGAGACTTTGTGACAAACTCACCTCGCATCGATTCCATCTGATTCTTTGATGCGCTTGAGATCCTATTGCTATTTTGTTTGATTTTACCGCTGGCGTTACTGTTAAAATTTATTTTGTTTGGATTTCCTGGATCTCTAGATCCTATAACTTTCCCACCTGCTCCTTGTGCATCACTATACTGTAGGATGTCAACATCATATGTACCATCTGCCAACTTTGTAGTTCTAGTTGCAGTGTAGATTGTTTCTTTGTTTCTCCCCTGTCCTATAGTTACCGGACTAGGTTTACTCGTTACAACAGTCATCTAACAGATGGTTTTTATTTATTTAGACGCAGTTTTCCATATTGTAATGCGTTAAGATCATCAACTTCATCGTAGTTTACGACGTGAAGTTTTCCTATGACCTCTTCCCAGGTATATTGTCTTGGTTTTCTTAGGTGAAAGTTGAAACCTTTAAATCCCCATCGCTCTAATTCTGTACAAGCAATAAGTGGATACTCATCGTATTGAATGTTTGGAGTCTTTGCATTGTAGATAAAAGTGTAAAACTTTCCAGGTTCAGGATACAGAACTTCGTCACTCAAGATTTCAATGAGTCTTTCCATTATGTCATCTTGAGATGAGAGATTATCTAATTCATCTCTATAAGGTTCTATCCTGCTCATTTAATACCTAACTCTTGTTCTGTGATGATTTTGAATTCAATTCTTCTATCTTCACAAAATTCAACCGCAGCTTTCCATTTTGCTTGGTTGACAGCATATGTTTTGCACTCGTACAAATATGACTTTGTCTGTCTTTTTGGTTTCTTTGGTGGTGCTGTTTGCTTCTTTGGTTTTACTTCGACAACATAAGTCTTTGTCTTACCTGTACTCTCTTTGACTTTCATGATAAAATCAGGAAAGTACTTATGAACCCTATTATCTACAGGTGAGATATAAGGAATGTAAAATTCCTCACTACCCCATTCAAGTACATTTTCATTTAGGTCACAATATCTACAGAACTTTCTTTCCCAACTACTACGACATATAATATTATTAGGATCACCTTTATACTTCTTTGGAAAAGAAGGTTTGTATTTACTTTTAATACTTTCTCCCATACATAATATATAAGGTTAAAAATTATTTATAAATGCCTAAGAAAAGGTCAATTTCAGACATTAAATCAAACTTACTCAGACCTTCATTATCGTCTCACTTTGAAGTTGAGATTGGACTTCCTAATGCAGGATTTGTGCAGAGGTTGCTGGGAGCAAATCAGGATCAATTAAATCTGATGTGTTCTGAAGCCAGTCTTCCTGGATCCCAATTGACAACATTAGATATTAAGGATGATTTCACAGGTGTCTCTGAGAAACATGCATACAGAAGACAGTTTGATGATAGAATTGATTTAACATTTTATGTTGATGCTCAGAATTATCTACCTATTAGATTCTTTGAAGCATGGATTCGTTTCATTACTGATGAAGATAATGAAATGAAAGATGATGGAAAAAATCCTCTTGATCCAACATACTCTTATAGAATGAGATACTCTAATGAGTATGCTGCTGCTGGACTCAAGGTCATTAAGTTTGAGAGGGATTATAGTTCTTCTTTAGAATATGAATTTGTAAAGAGTTATCCTCTAAGCATTTCATCTATGCCCGTTTCATATGAGTCTTCTTCTCTTTTGAAATGTACTGTTTCTATGACGTACATTAGGTACGTAACTAGACCTGGAAACCCAAGTAATTCCAATCCAAGTTCACTAACACCTGCAGGTTTTGCTCAAGCAAATGATTTACTTACTACCATAGGTGGTATTCCTAGAGCAATTGCTAATGCAGCTGGAAATGCAATTAGTGATTTTGGAGAATCTATTAGTAACTTATTCTAATCACAATAAATAATCATACTGAAACTTCTATAGGATATTATGCCTTTACCTAAAATTGCTACGCCAACTTATGAACTTGAGTTGCCATCCACAGGAAAATCAATAAAGTACAGACCTTTCCTGGTTAAAGAGGAGAAGGTTCTTGTCATTGCACTGGAGAGTGAGGATACTAAACAAATCAGTACAGCAATTAAGTCTGTTATCTCTAACTGTGTATTGACTAAAGGTATCAAAGTAGAAACTCTTCCTACTTTTGATATTGAATATTTGTTTTTAAATATTCGTGGTAAGTCTGTTGGTGAAGAGTTGGATGTAAATATCATATGTCCTGATGATGAAGAAACTCAAGTAACTGTTAATATCAATCTTGATGATATTGAAGTTCAGAGAACTGATGAGCACACTAATAAGATTAAACTTGATGAATCTTTGATGATGGAACTTAAGTATCCATCTCTTGATCAGTTCATTAAAAATAATTTTGATTTTAATGATAAGAGTGGAATGGAGCAATCGTTTGATTTGATTGCATCATGTATTGATAAGATCTTTAGTGAAGATGAGGTTTGGGCTGCAGCAGACTGTACTAAGAAAGAGGTAAGAGATTTCCTTGAATCGATGAACTCTTCTCAGTTCAAAGAGATTGAGAAGTTCTTCCAAACAATGCCAAAACTTTCTCATACTCTTACAGTTACTAATCCAAAAACAAAAGTTGAAAGTGAAGTTGTACTTGAGGGACTAGCATCTTTTTTCGCATAGGCATGATCCATATGGATCTTGAGAACTACTTCCGTCTCAATTTTGCCTTGATGCAGTACCATAAATACTCATTGACAGAGATTGAAAACATGATGCCTTGGGAACGAGACATCTATGTTGCATTATTGCAGCAGCATCTTGAGGAAGAAAAATTAAAGCAGCAACAAGCAAATGGATCTGGATGACCTCCTTAAATCAATAAGAGAAGAGGGGCCCAGTAAGGGTGGAGCCATTGCTCCTGCAAAGTTTTTTGGAGAAGATAGATATCAAGCTTACCTTGAAGAGATAACAACTTCAGGGACAATTGGTGGTGAAGCATTAACTTCTGAAGAAAGGAAAGAAGGATTTAAAAAGAGAAATGATAAGATTGGATTTGAAACCTTTGTAGAAAAAGTCTTAGCAAAGAAAAAAGCACAGACTGAATCTGTAGGAGCAGGAAAAAATAATAGAAGTCTTGGTAAAGGAAGTGCTATTGTAAAATCTCCTGGAGGATCATTATCAAATATATCAAGTATAATTCCACCTCCTATATCAGAGGAGACTGAAGAAAATTTAGAAGATATCCTAAAGGGTATTGATTCTATAAGAGAAACTCTTGCTGAGGAGAAAAAGTTAGAAGAAAAGAAAAGCAAGAAAGATAGAAGAGATGATGAAAAAGAAAGGAGAGCAAAGAAAGAGAAGAGATTAGAATCAAATATTTTTAAAGGAATTGCAAAGACAGTAGGAAAAGTTCTTTCTCCTGTAAAGAGTATCTTTGATAAAATTATGAATTACTTGACCACTGTATTTTTAGGTCGAGTTGCAATGAGTATCTTTGAGTGGTTTAGTGATAAAGAAAATACAGATAAAATAAAAACGATATTCAGATTTGTCAAAGATTGGTGGCCTGCCATGCTTGGTGGGTTGATATTATTTGGTGGAGCACTACTTGGTCCTGTTGGATTGATTGCAGCAATAACTGGACTTGCCATAGCATTTGTTCCTAAACTATTTGATGCTACAAAACAATTACTTGGATTTGGGGAAAAAACAGAAAAGGATGCAAAGAAAGCAGAACAAGATTTAAAGGCAGCAGAAGAAGGAGTGGAAGTTGATTCTCTGCTTCCGCCAGAATTACAAGAGGCTCAGAGCAAGAAAGAAGAAACTGAGAATCTTAAAGAACCAGTACAAATGAAAGGTGGTGGTAAGGTTCCTGGCAGTGGTCCTAATGAGGATACTATTCCTGCAATGCTGGCACCTGGTGAGTTTGTAATGAGTAGAGGTGCTGTTAATAAGTATGGTACAGATACTTTAGCAGGTATGAATGCTATGGGTGGCGGAACTAATCGCCCTATGATTAGAGGTGGTGTTACATATGCTCAAGGTGGTGGTCATATGGGAGGAGAACCTGGAGGAAGAACTAAAGAAAAACAAGAAACGGATACCACTGGTGGAGGAGGAAGAGCATGGTGGGATGTTTTAGGATGGGCTGGAACAGGGAAACCAAAAACTACTGATACTGCATCTAGTGGTGGAGATGCAGGGAATTATGATTCCTTTGCTAAGTCAATGATTAAAGTCCATGAAGGAAAAAGATTAGAGGTGTATCAGGATAGTCTGGGATTCCCTACAGTTGGATATGGTCACTTAATTGACTCAGGTTCTCCAGTTAAAGGTTTAAATGTAGGCGATACGATCACTGACGAAAAAGCAAATCAATTGTTTGATGATGATTACGAACATCATAAAAAAGCAGCAGAAAAAATTCCAGGTTATGAAAAAGCAAGTGGACAACAAAAGGCAGCACTTATAGATTTAACTTTTAACATGGGCCCTGCATGGGCAAGTGGATTCCCATCATTCAAGAAAGCATTTGCTGCTGGTGATTATGAGACTGCTGGAAATGAATTGATGGATAGTGCATGGTATGGGCAAGTTGGTAGAAGAGCACCAACTATTGTGAGTTTGATAAAAGGAAAAGGAACTGGTGGCGCATCATATTTGAAGGATGTTCCTACCAGTTCTCCTGCAAGCAGTTCAATTGCTTCCTCAGTATCTCCATCTTCTGGAGGATCTTCTTCTCCAAGTAGCACAGTTGCAACTGCTGCTAAATTTAGACCTGCAACAACTCCTCCAAGTGTTTCACCTCCACCAATGCAATCACCGACTGCTATGTTAGGTGAGATTGCAGATCTAATTAATTCTGATTTCTCTGAAAGTCCTCAATCACAAACTAGTCAACAACTTCCTCAGTTTGCTGCAGACTTCCAAAATTCTCTCAGCAAGATCAAAACATTGGGGGTACTTTGATAGATGGCTATAAATTCTGCAAAGTTATTACCTTCATCTAAAGGTTCTGCTCTCGCCATAAGAAAAAAATCAATATCTGTTGATTCATTAAAACCAAACGTAGGACAATCTAATTCAAAATCTTTACCTAAAACTACCGCAGATATAAAGACAAAGGTGATAGAGGTTGATAAACTTCTAAAGGGATCTGTTGTCAATGAAAAGAAAAAACTTGATAAAGAGAAACAAGAAGAAGAACGTGAAAAGAGATCTAAACGTGAAGAAGATCTAGAAAAAAAGGAAAAGAAAAAAGATAAACCAAAATCAAAATTAAAACTACCTAAAATATCATTCCTTGATAGAGTAAAAGATTTCATTCTTAATACTTTATTGGGATATGGTTTAATTAAACTCTTAGAATTTTTCCAAGGCGAAGATGGTAAAGCATTTTTTGATGGTGTTGCAGCAATAGCAGAATTCATTGAAAACGTTGGTGGAACAATCTTCAATGGATTAGTGACTTTTATTGATTGGAGTTATCAACTCTATGATAATTTTAGAGGCTGGGTTGGTGATACATTTGGCGAAGAAGGTTTAGAAAAGTTTGATACCTTATCTAAAAACTTAAATACATTTCTCAATGCTGCTATTATTGGTGGACTTGCCATCCTTAAATTTGGATGGTTAAGAGCAGGTATTAGTGGTCTTGTAGGAACTTTCAAAAGTATTTTTAAGAGAGGTTTACTGCGAGCAATAAAGCGAGTAAGTTTAAAACTTTTTGGTAAGGGTGCAACGCAAGCATTTGGTAAAGGACTATCTGCTGCCAGTGGTGCTATTGGTAGAGGATTATCTGCCGCTGGTAGTAGACTAGCAGCAACAAAAGTTGGTTCATTCGTTGTAAAACTATTTGGACCAGCAGCTAAGGTAATTGCTCCTGCTATCAAAGGTGCAATGCCAGCAGTCAAAGGATTCTTTGGTAGGGTTCCTATTCTTGGACCTATCATGGTTGCTATATTCTCCTTGTTATCAGGAGAACCTGTAGGTCAAGCATTATTCAAAGCAGGTGGTGCAGCTATTGGTGGAGCACTTGGCACATTTATTCCAATTCCAGTTATTGGAACGCTACTTGGTGAGGTAGTTGGTGCATTCGTTGGAGATCTTCTCTATTATGCTCTTGTAAAACAAAATCCCAAGAAAGCATTTGAACTTCTCCAACAATCGCTGAAAGGAATCTTTAGTGCTGGTGAAGCAATAGGTAAGTTTGTTGGTGATGGATTTAGTAGATTCATTCCTGAATTCTTTGAGAAGCATCCTTTAGATTTATTTGATGGTGGTGGTGTACGATCTGGTGTGACTGCATTTGCAAAAGCAGTTGGTATCTATGATTTCCTTAAGGGAGTTGGATATGCAGGAGGAAAGAATGGACAAATTGATAAGTTCCCAAATCTATTGCAACTTTATAATCCATTTGGAATGATTCCATTATTGATTAAATCATTCTTCCCACCTAACAATAAACAGGCTCCTGATCTTGATCAATATAATATCAAACCAGAATCGCAACAAGAATCTGGATACACAGGTTCTGGATTAGGATCTGGTGGAAATCAGAGTGGTTCTAGAATGGGTAATTTTGATGTTAAGAAGAGCAATGATATCGTTAATATTGGTAAGGATCTTATCTCTAAAGGATTCTCTGTAGCAGAACATCCAGACTTCACTAAAACACCAACATCATCTGGTGGAGCATACACCCCCGGAGAAGGAACTGTCAGTCCTGTTCATAGTGGTCAGGGACATTATGATGGCAGAGCTATTGATGTTACTGATTGGAGAGGAACATTAGAAGATTCTAAGGCAAGATATCGTAGTGTTCTGGATTCAATTTATAATGATGGTAATATGGGTAATAAACTTCTTATCCATGATAGTTGGGGTATCGCAGATGCTAGTGGTAAAGATGGTCCTGGAAATCATGCACACCCAACACACATGCATATTGAGGTAAGAGATAAGGGTGGTAAAATTGGTAAAGGAGTCTTTGCAAACCTTGGAGGACCAGAATTTGTTCTTGATGCAGACACAACTAGAGCTCTTGAAGATAATGTTCCTGGATTCTTATCAGCACTAAACAAAGCAGATTACAACAGTGCTTTAGGTGTGTTGAGAAACTATGCATCTTATGAGGGTGGTATGCAGCAATTTGTCCCAGTACCTATTCCAATGAAACAAAGTCAGATTGTCAGTCCAGCACAGAAACAACTTGCATCTGTTTCGGCATCAGGTGGAGAGGATGAATGGAATGAGAGTCTTTACGTTGGTGGTTAAATAGTAGTAAGAGGTAATGTTAAATGGCAAATCAGCAGACATCTAAAGGTTCTGATCCATCTTTTGTTGAAAGGATTGATGTTATTTCAAATAAAGATGGACAGTCTACCAGCATCACTGGTGGATTGGTTAACTTGATGTACTATGAAAGCATCATGAAAGATAGTGTTCGTGCAACAGTAACTTTTGTAGATGCAGGTAATACCATTAATGGAAAAACTGCTTTAGATGGTCTTCCAATCGTTGGAGAAGAAAAAGTATTTCTAAAATTTACTGATCACAATGATGTAACATTAGACTTTGGTGATAAATTACAGAATCACTTTTATGTTAATAAGGTAACACCTCTTTCTGATGACACTACAAAATCCTCAGTTAGACTTGAATTGGCATCGAAAGAATATATTCTCAATGAAAAGGTCAGATTGAATAATAGGTTTGACGGTAAAGTTTCTGAGCATATTAAAAGGATATTAACTGATAAGAATTATCTTGCTACTGAGAAAAAATTAGATATAGAAACGACATCAAACAATTATAATTTCATAGGAAACAATAGAAAACCATATTATGCATTGAACTGGTTATCAAAGAATGCAGTATCTGCTCAAAATCAGAAGAAAGGTAGTAGTTCTGGATATTTTTTCTTTGAAACATTTGAAGGATTTAAATTCAAATCTATAGATGGACTTTTATCTCAGGAGAAAAAGAAATCAATAATCTTTAACCAGTCTCCAGATAGCAGAGGACAGAATATACCTGAGGGATATGATATGAAAGCCCTTGAATATAGTAAAGACAATGCAATTGATGTGCAAAAGAAATTGCAGATGGGAGCATTCTCTACAAGAACAATTTTGTTTGATCCATTTAGTTGCTTTTATCAAGTCATCACTCCTAGTGCAGATCAAAAGAAAGATTCATACAAAACTGCAGGTAAAGATTTGCCAAAACTAAACGATGAATTTAATAGACCTGGAAATAATAAAGAGTTTTCCAGAACAACTTATATGCTTTTAGATAAAGGAACATTACCTACCGGATCAGGTAAAGGAAAAAATAGTGAGCAAATTAAAAAGTCAGGAGAACAAAACTTTGAGCCTCAATCTACACTAAATCAATCGATCATGAGGTATAATCAGATGTACTCTCAAAAGTCGAACATCACAATACCAGGAGATTTCTCATTACATGCTGGTGATGTCATATTCTTGGATGCACCTGAATTGCAAACAGATACCAAGAACGATGAGATTAACAAGCAAAATGGTGGACTATATATTATAGCTGATTTATGTCATTACATAACACCAAAAGAGACGTACACTAAATTAAATCTTGTGAGAGATTCCTTTGGTAGAACAGGTAACCATTCATAGTAACAAAAATGGCAGAAAAAAGAACAATCGAACAGCACATTGAAGAGGATAAGGAAATCCTTCATGACCCAACGATTTCACCTCAGATGCGTCGTCATACAGCAGATGAACTAGAGCATCTAGAACGTTATGCTCAAGAGCACAAGAAAGATATTGAAGCTGGAGATCATCATGATCCCACAATGTTTGAAATGTACTGCGATGAGAATCCAGAAGCAGACGAATGTAGAATTTACGAAGACTGATAACTAATGGAAGGCGGATCTTTATTCAATCCTGGTTTTTTAGGTGGCAACTTTCTATGGTGGGTTGGTCAGGTTGCTGACGATTCCACCTGGAGAGATAATCATTTAGCTGGAAAATTTGAAGGATCCAATACAGTTCCTGGATGGGGAAGAAGATATAAAGTTCGCATCATAGGTCTTCACGATAAAGAAGAAGAGACCATTCCATCAGATCAACTGCCATGGGCTCAGGTGATGTATCCCATCACTGCTGGTGGTGGTCAAACAAATGCAAAACAAACTCCTAACATAAGACAGGGCAACTTTGTCTTTGGATTCTTTCTTGATGGACAGGATCAACAAGTTCCTGTTATCATGGGAATACTTGGTAACAATGATCAGACATCATTAAAAACCACAATTGGTAAAACTGATACCAACTTTGGACCTACCAGTGGATATGCTGAAGGAACAGTACCAAAAGAACCTGCTGCCAGAGAGAAAGTACCTGATGAGGATCTTACAACTTCAAAACCAACAGGAACTACTCAACCAAACTCTAATTCAGGTTCTTCTATAACTGCATCTCAACCTGGTGCAGCTATGGAGAGCATTGCCAATCCTCACAGACTGAGTTCATCAGATGTAAAGAGAGATGAAAAATATCAAGAAAAGATTGTCTTGATGAAACCTGATGATGTTGTTGGTTCAGCAATCAAAGCAATTCAAACTGCTCTTGATAACATGCTTTCAAAAATTGATAAGTATTTGAATGCAATTTCAAGTTACATTGATGCAGTTTCTAATACTGTAGATAGTTTGCAATCAGTAATTCACAATGCATCTTGTGAAATTGCAAAATATATGAAGATCATCTTTGACAAAGTCATGGAGTATGCTTTAAAGTTACTCAATACTGCTTTGACAAAAGCAGTTGCAGCATTGCCATCTAGCATGAGATTTCAGTTTGCTGATATCAAAGATCAAACTACTGAGTTAATCTTATGTCTTTACAATAAGATGACATCTAATCTATGTGGAATGATTGAATCGCTATTGAATGGTGCGATCAAACCTGATGACATAGAGCAGCAAGTTCGAGATCAAGCTAGCAAAGGTGAAGCAGATGGAGAACCAACAAAACCAAATGTTCCAATGTGCTATGCGGAAAGTTTAGTTGGTGATGTTATGGCTAGCAAAAAATCTGAAATTGACGATGCAAATAACAATTTATTAGATAATGTTAATGCATTTATTGATGATATTCAAAGTCAAATGGCAGGTGTCAGTAATGCCTTGGGTGATATTAATGGATTGATTGGAGACATTGGTGGAAGTATGACATCAGCACTACAGTTCCAAAATGTAAAAATGAATATCTTTGGATGTGAACTTGATCCTACTTCAGCAGTCTCTGATTTTTATACATTTGGTGGCGGAGGAGCAGGACAACCAGACTCTCAAACTCCTAGTACAAAATCAATTGGAGATAATGTTGCTAATTCATCAGGTAATGTTACTACCTCTGAAGAGAAACCTTTTGCAGAACCTCCTTCAAATCAAGAAGACGTTGATTTGACACTTTACTAACTCGTGCCTAAATATCTTTACGCTTGGTAAAAAGCATATATAGAAACTTATGTCGTTCAATATCTTCGGACAACCAACACCAGATGATATTAAGGTTGGATACATTTCAACTACAAGAGGATTTATTGACGGAGTTTCTAAAAACGACGCTAATATTTACGCGAAGAGTAATCCCGGTGCAACATTTATATTAAAAACTAGAGAAAGAATTCGATATTTAAATATCAACGAAGTCAATGCTCTGACAATTGAAGATCTTGGTGGAAATCAATATGACACATGTGAAGGTATTCAATTAGATAGTGAGTGTGGACCTCCAAGGGCATTCTTCTATGGCGGAGGTGGAGTAGGAGTTCAAGGAAATCCTATTATTGGTGAAGACGGTGCAGTTCTTGCTGTTGACTTAATTCATGGTGGCCATGGATATCAATATGCACCTTTGACAGAAGTTAAAGATGGTTGTGGTATTGGTGCAGGTGCTGTTGTAAGATCTGTTCTGGGTGATGTTACAGAACAATTAGAAATATTTGATCAAGAATCAGATTTTGAAGATTACATTATTAAGGATACCTCTACTGCTGGATTTGGAAGAAGATTTGATCCAAGTGGAAAGGATGTTGGCCAATGGGATCCAACATTGTATGCTAGTTTTTCTGACAATCCTATTCGTAGGGAAATCAATGAGTATCAAGACTTCCTTCAGACATTAAAGAAACCTTGGTGGAATACTAGAAAAGAACAACCATTAAGAATTACTGCTACAGATAAAGTAACCACAGTTATTCATCAAGTTACTGATAAACCATATCGTGCATTCCAAGATCAAAAAGCACCTGGAAATCTTCAGGCTACAATACAGGCAGGGAATGTTTGGAATAAATTTATGAATAAATTTGCAGTTTCTCCTGTTCCTCCATCTGCTGCACCAGGATCTGACTTTGCAACTGAGTTATTCCAGATGGAATGGGAAGAAGATTTCCCATATGATGGAATCTATAAGTTCAGAGGAACTGCTGATAGTGCTATAAAAGATGTCTATATTGATAATCAAAAGGTGATGTCATGTGCTAGTTATAATGAAGCACCAGCAAAGAAGAGTAAGTTTATTAAAGCAGGTGTTCATATCATTAGAATTGATCTAAAAAATGGTGGATTTTATAAGGAGAAAGTTGCAGATGCTGTAGCAGCAACAGCAGCAGTTACAGAAGATCAAAAACCTGGTGGAATTTTCTTACAAGAGGGTAGTCAATATTATTATCTTATTGGTGGAAATGATTTAGTAAAAATTGAATTTCAATTCAACTGGGATGATGATGCAAAAGATAGTGGATATCTTCTTGAAGTTACCATAGATACAGAAGATGGACCTCTATCGTTTAAAAGAAAAGGACCTAATGATGAGAAAGGAAACATAAGAAAGAAAGGAACATTCCGAAACGGTAAAAAATATAAAGTTAGCTTTGATCATGACAGTAGCACAGCTGGATTTAGGATTGTAGATACGGGTCCAAACCCAGATCAGGAGAAGCAAAGAATTGAATTTGATGACAACGCAAAAAATGGATTTGATGTTAATGCACAATTCACTGCATTAACTGCTGAGAATCTTTCTGGTGGTAGAGTTGTAAAAGAAGCAACAGCAGCACAGTCTGCAAGATTTGTGACTCAACCATCAAAAGAACTTTTTACAACTACTGACTTTATTGGTAGAGCAAATAGGCAATTATATAGAACTAATCCATCTAGTGCATATCGAGATAATAATTTCTTTAATACTTTTGGAGTTACTCCAGTAAATCCCAATCAACCTGATGCTAGAACTGAAAGTTTTGCAGGTTCATATGAAATTGTATGGAGAGGTGTTAACTTTCCAGATAAAACAGTTTACACATTTGAATTAATGTGTGATGACTTTGTTACTGTTACGATTAGTGGAAACAACCAAGAACCAATTGTAATAGAGAAAGCTGGTGGAGGTAATAGTGATAAATTGACTGTTGCTAAATCAATGGAAGCAGGCAGATATGACATCACTGCGGTGCTTGAGCAATCTGATGCTGCTGGACCAATAAAAAATGCAGCGAATAATTATGATTCAAATCCAATGGGAATTGCAATGACAATTTTATCGTCTATTGCTGATGCATATGAATTAGAAAAGAGAGCATGGCTTGATAATCCAATGGGAGTATCTCTTGCCATTGACGCTCCTCTCCCTCCCATACCACAAGAACCAATTCCCCAACAGACTGGTAGATGTCCCAACAATCCCATATGGACAACTAGATATCCAACTGCAGCAGAAAGATGGTGGCCAGTTTCATGGAGTGATTCTAACGATGCACCAAGACCAGGATACTGGACTGATTTTTTTGACAGATATGCTATCTCTCCTGTTCCTCCTTTGAGTCTACCCAATACAGATGCTGGAGGAATTCCATTTACTAATTCTTGGCCTATAGATATTCCATATGATGGATTCTATAAGTTTGCCGTTCAGCGAGATAACATTGCAAAAATATTTGTTGATGGAAGAGTTGCATTTGATGTAAAAGGTTCTGGTGACATTAAGTGGAAAAACTTTAGAGGCATACCAAAGTTCCAAAGTGTATTCATCACCAAAGGGATGCACACAATCTCTCTTGAGTTGACTAATTTTTCTTCGGAAACATTTACATATGTCGATCAAAAAATCTTTAGATCAAAAGATTTCCAAACACCTCTTGAAACAACTACAACTACACAAGATGAAGTACCTCCTGGTGGAATGTTCTTAGAGGAAGGTAGCAAATATTATCTTCTTGCTGGTGGAAATGATGAAGTTGAAATTGAATTTCAGTTCAACTGGGATGATGATGCAAAAGATAGTGGATATCTTGAGAAAGTTACTATAGACACAGAAGATGGAGATTTATCTTTCAAAAGAAAAGATGATGATGAGAAAGGAAATGTAAAAAAGAAAGGAAAATTCAAAACCGGTAACAAATATAGAGTTAAGTTTGAACATGACAGTAGCACAGCTGGATTTAGGATTGTAGATACAGGTCCAAACCCAGACCAATTCCAACAAAGAATTGAATTTGATGACAACGCAAAAAATGGATTTGATGTTAACGCACAATTCACTGCATTAAATGCAACACAATTATCACCAAATAGAACATCAGAATCTGTATCAGCAGGAACTGTTCCTCCTAGTAGTTCTGGTGTAACTTATAGTGGTCCTCCAATATTCCATTATAAGGATGATAGGTGGAGTAGATTTATGAACAATCATAGTATATCTCCTTATCTTCCTCCACTTGGCGAACCAAATAGTCAAATTAATGGAGTTAAGGATTACACTTTCTCTGGTGTAGATTTCCCAGAAAGTGGACAGTATGAAATTTATTTGCAAGCAGATAATCAAGCTGAACTATTTGTAAATGGTGTTAGTGTTGCAGAATCTAAGAGTTTTAGAGGAACGCCAATTGTTCAGAAAGCAAATATCTCAAAAGGAAAGTATGATATTGTTGTAAGGATGGAAAATACTCCTGACTTTACAGATATTTTTACCAGTAATCCTGTTGGATTTGCACTGGTAATCTTGAAGAAAGTTAAAATATCCAATGGAAGTTTATCATGGGTAGAAAATCCTGTTGCTATTTCTGCAATACTAATTCCTCCTCCTTGTCCACGATTGATTAGTGGTAAAGGGACAATTGTTGATGTTTTAGTTGATGATCCTGGAAATGGATTTGAATCTCCTACAAATCTTGTTGATACAACTCAAACATCTACCTATCCTGTTTCTTTGAGATTGAAGTCTGTTGAAGTTGAGGATCCTGGTATCAATTATAATTGTGGTGAGGATCAAATTATAATTGAACCAAGTAATGGTGCAGAACTTTCTTATAGTTGTGATACTTTTGGTAGAATCACTAAAGTAGACATTATCAAGCCTGGATTGGGATTTACTAGGTATCCTGACATTAGGATGGTTGGTCCGGATGGTGTAACTCCAGGTGTCAATGCAACATTTAGACCACAATTTGAAGTTGTAAGAGATCCCATTGTTGTTGATGAGGCTAAACTAATTCAGGTCACTGACTTAGTTGGACTCAAGCAAACTGGATATGTAGATGGACGTGCATATTATGGCGCAGTATTTTACAAAAACAATATTCGTTATGCTGGATTCTATGAGACTGCTGGTGATCTTGTTCAAGTCTATGATACTCTTCAGGAGAGCATCGATGCTGAGGTTACTACACCTCCATCTGCAATCCAGAGACAGGGTACAGATGTTACAAGTAATGATCCTAGACTTGACATTCCAAACACACCAGATAATTTGATTGACACTGATTAAATAGACTAGAGGTATTAAAACTCGATGGCAACTGCTAGAAATACAAAAACTGATAGGTTATCTGGTAGCGATTCAAGTCAGAATCCTACAGATACTGTAAAACAAAATTATACTGCTATAACCTATGGAAATGACCATGGGTCAATTAGTTTTGGGCATATTCATAAACCTGGTGATGTGACAGCTGCTGTCCTTTTGAATACTCCTGATGGTCGTCATCAATTTTCATTAGATAAGGATGGTCCTAGAAAAGGATGGACATCATCAACATCTCCAGGGAATTTTCAACTTGAATGTGGTAGTGATAATGAAGTTGCCCAAGACAGCTTGATTATAGAAGCAAAAAATGGTAATATTATTATCAAGGCTTCCAATGGCAAGATTAGAATGGAAGCAGATGATATTGAACTAGTTGCTAGAGGTGATAATACCCAAGGCAATATTCAAATGACTGCCACAGAATCAATCAAACTAGATTGTAAAAAGTTTCTGGTTACTGCTAAAAGTAAATATAAAATAGTAACTCCAGGAACAGGTGAAGTGATTGCAAATGGTGTTTTGAAAATGTATGGATCTATTATTAGAGGAGTAAGTGATGGGTGTGCTCTTAAAGACTCTAAAGTTGCAGGGCAAAAATATCAGCAAGAACAGCAAGGCAACTAATAGGAGGTAAAAATGTCTTTTAATTTAGACGACGCTAACATCGGTGGACAACTAAAAGTTGGAACAGGTCTTTGTATAGCTACTGGTGAGGGTCCTACGAAAGTAAATGGATCTGCAATGATGGAAGGACCTGTTGTGATGGGAAATCCTACAACATTTCCATTTCCATATGCAACAGTAAATATTGCTCCATTAACTAATGATGATGCGCCAACACCAGTGATTCCTGGTGGATTTTGTTATGGAGCACCAAGTAATCCATTTTCACTTGCGGTTAATGGTGCTGCAGGATTTATGGGCCCTGTTGAAACCGCAGCAAATGTGATTGTTGGTGGTAATTGTCTTGTTCAGGGCAATGTTATCTCCAATTGTGGTGGACATGTTCTTGCTGCAAAGAAAAATTTTGATATTCCGCACCCAACAAAAGAAGGATATCGATTAAGACATACCTGTCCTGAAGGTCCATCAAACGATGTTTACTTTAGAGGCAGGATTACAAATAGAAAAGAAATTACTCTTCCAGAATACTGGAAAGAGTTGGTTGATTGGACTACAATCACAGTAAATTTAACACCAGTAGGTGCTCATCAAAACGTAATTGTAAAACGTATTGATGAGAGTAAAGTATATCTTCAATCTCATGGAGGTATGCCTATTGATTGTTTCTTCCACATCTATGGAACTCGTGCAGATGGGGAAAGACTTATTCCTGAGTATGAGGGAGAATCTCCTGCAGATTATCCAGGAAACAATGATGAATATTCTGTTTCAGGTTATCACTACGACAAAAGAGAGGTTTAAAAATGGCAGGCGAATACGTACCAGGTTCAGGTGGTAAAGATTGTAGAGATTTTGAAACTTGGGGGCAAAAGTCTACTCGTTTTGACTATATTTACAAAGGTCAGGCAGATGAAGATAATTATCCAGATGAAGCTTGCTTACCTTGGTATCATGGCAATGGTCAGATTGACAACTTGCAGGTAAATCAAGACATTGATGGTTCAGGAACGTGTACTTTTCCAACTTTTCAAGGAAATATCAATGTTCAATCCTGGAAAGGTTTTGATATCAAGCACCCAAACAAGGAGGGTCAACGTCTTCGTCATATTTGCTTAGAGGGTCCAGAGGCTGGAGTATATGTACGAGGAAAACTTACTGGTAATAGTGTAATCAATCTTCCTGACTATTGGAGTGGATTGATTGATCCAGAATCGATTACAGTTTCTCTTACTCAGATTGGATCTTCTCAGGATTTGATTATTGATAAGATTGAATCTGGTAAGGTGTATATTAAATCTGGAAATGCAACAGCAATCAACTGTTTCTATACCATTCATGCATCTAGAATTGATGGAGAGCCATTGATTGTTGAGTATGAAGGAGAGACTCCTGCAGATTATCCAGGTGGGTCAAGACAGTTCTCGATCTCTGGGTATGACTATGATGCAAGGGGTTGACAGGGACCCCTAGTCGTCGTATAATAAGCAGGTAAACAAACGAACCACATGGAAGAAGATTTTCTAAGTCGATGCGTTGTAGATCCAGTGAAGCGTAAGTTTTACATCTATTCCGAACAAGGCGATGAACGTGAGATTGAATGTGAAACAGTGGATCAATTCATGACTGTTCTTGAACTTTGTCGTGGTTTACTTGATGAAGATACACTTGCGTATGCAGACCCCCTCTAACCAAAATTAGCTTTTAATTCCATTTTGGGGCGAAAAAAAACCCGGCAAATTTTTGACCTTCGGAGGTTTTTTAGAAAAAATGACTCACTATTGGTATTCCCATAATCCAAATTTTTACGAAGAAATCTTAGAGTGCTACGAGTATGAGACCAGAAACGCGACAGTCTATGGAAATGTTATTCTCAGCGAAGTGGAATTTGCCAAAAGCAGCAAAGAATGCTAACCTGACTCATAAGGAGATGAAAATCACATTTAATGAGTATTGTGCATTTCATCCCCCTATATACGATCAATCTGGTAATCGAATAGATTGATTTGAGGGACTGTCGCCTAAAGGTGAAGGCCCTCTGCTTATAACGGAGTGATCTGGGTTCAAGTCCCAGCAGTCCTATTTGCGAGTGTGGCGGAATCGGTAGACGCACCAGACTTAAAATCTGTTGACTGTTAAGGTCGTGGGGGTTCAAGTCCCCCCACTCGCATCCGCTAAATATTTGCGGAATATGGGGTAATCCCATGAAATACAGGATAGACACAAAATACTGTTGGTATTTTAAAAAAACCAAAATCGTATTAATGTATTTCATACAAAACGTTCCTTTTACTTTTGATGACTTGCCAGAGTTTGCAATGCATGATGCAGAAGTGATTGAATTGGCAAATGCATCAAAATGTTATGAAGAGGAAGATTTGTATAGATCTGCTGTATATTTGTTGTTGGAGGAATGTAATCCTTTATTGCATGATCTAGAACTAGAAAATCCAGAACTATTGCCTGTAGATTGACTGCCAACTTAGCTCAGCTGGATAGAGCAGGGTTTTTGTAAAGCTCAGGTCAACGGTTCAAGTCCGTTAGTTGGCTTATTAAGAGGTATTATGAAGATTAATCTTTGGTATTCTAAAAGTATGAAGCAGTGGCGTTGGACTCTTTGTGAAGAGCATACAAATGGCACTACAAAGATTGAACAGCACTCAGGAGAAAGAATTTTCCTTCGTGATGCTATGAATGACGTTGCAGATACAGTTGAATACATATTAGGTGTTGACAAAAACAAAAAAGAGTAGTATATTGTATTTTGGTGATACTTAACCAGTCCCTTCCGTGTGCTTCAGAACCTCTCTAGTAATAGGGAGGTTTTGTTGTATGATAAATAATCTGTAACGGACTATAAGCATAATAAGATGGGTCTCTCCAGATTAGATAATTTTCTAAAGTCGGCAAGGGGTACGATTCTCTACGTTAACCCCAACGATTTAGATGCAACAGATAGTATTGAAAATCAGGGTAATTCCCTTACAAGACCTTTTAAGACAATTCAAAGGGCTCTAATTGAGTCTGCAAGATTTTCTTATCAAAGGGGTCTTAATAATGATAGATTTGGTAAAACTACCATTCTATTGTACCCTGGAGACCATGTTGTTGATAATAGACCAGGTTGGATACCTGATGGAGCAAATAATTATCGATTACGAAATGGAACCACATCGAATGATTTTCCACCATTCGATTTAACCTCTGTATTTGATCTGACTGTACCTGAAAATGATCTATACAAGTTAAATTCAGTTCATGGTGGAGTAATTGTCCCAAGAGGAACTTCAATTATTGGTCTTGATCTTCGTAAAACAAAAATTAGACCAAAATATGTCCCAAATCCAGAAAATGACAACATTGAAAGATCAGCATTATTCAGATTGACTGGTGGATGCTATTTCTGGCAGTTCTCAATGTTTGATGCTGATCCAAATGGTCAGTGCTATCTTGATTACACTACTAACACGTTCGTTCCAAATTTCTCACATCATAAGCTTGCTTGTTTTGAGTATGCTGACGGTGTAAATGGTGTTAATATTAGTGATACTTTCCAAACATACTCAAGCACCAGAACTGATCTGGACATGTACTATGAGAAAGTAGGTTTAGCATATGGAACTGCATCTGGTAGAGCAATTGAACCAGATTATCCATCTGCAGCACTAGATATCCAACCAAAAATTGATGAATATCGTATTGTTGGTTCTACTGGACAATCTGTAGGTATCTCTAGCATCAAGGCTGGAGATGGTGTTACGTCAACAAATATTATTACAGTAACAACATCATCTGCTGTTGCTGGATTGGATGTCGATACACCATTTAGAGTGGAAGGAATCACTGCATCTGGGTATAGTGGTCAATTTGTTGTAAACGAGAAATTAAACGCAACACAAATTACATATCAAGTACAAAACCCACCATCAAATGCACTTCCAACAGTAACTGGTTCTAACTTAGTATTATCTTCAGATACTGTAACTGGTGCATCTCCATACATCTTTAATCTCTCCTTGAGATCTGTATTTGGTATGTGTGGTCTATTGGCAGATGGCAATAAGGCAACCGGATTTAAATCTGTAGTTCTTGCTCAGTTTACTGGTATTGGACTTCAGAAAGACGATAATGCATTTGTAAAATTCAATGAATCCAGTGGTGCTTATGATGACAGCACAGTTTCTGGAAACGAAAACTTACATACTAATTCCAGAGCAGTTTTCAAACCTTCATATCGAAATTTCCATATTAAAGCTACAAATGAAGCACTTCTCCAGAATGTTTCTATCTTCGCAATTGGATATGCAGAGCACTTTGTTACAGAAGGTGGTTCTGACATGTCAATCACCAACTCTAACTCCAACTTTGGTGCTAGAGCACTTGTAGCTAATGGATTTAAGAAGACAGCATTCACTCAAGATGATTTAGGGTATATTTCTCACATTATTCCACCAAAACAAGTTTCAATCGTTGAGAATGCTATTGAATTCAATGCAATTGACGTTGCTAAAACAGTTGGAGTATCTTCTGCTGGAGCACTTTATTTGTATGAGCAGAGTAATGAAGATGTTCCTCCTCAGAACGTAATCCAAGGATATAGATTTGGTGCTAGAAGTGCTGATGAACTCAAAGTTCTCGTCGCTGTTGCAGGAACAGTTACTGAATATGCATCACGCATTGTAATGCCTAGATCTAATGATAGTTCTGAGAAGGCATATGCAGTAAATTACAATGTCTCTAATATTCTAAGTTTTGATTCATCTCATAATTTGGAAAATGGAGAATCAATTCGTGTATTTGGCAAAACTGGACAACTGCCAGATGGACTTGATAATAATAGAGTTTATTTTGCTATTACTGACACAAATGACGTTGGACTTGGAAATACCCAAGTTAAGATTGCAAAGAGTTTGGCAGATGCATTATCTCATACTTCAACAACTCCTAGCAACCTTGCATTCAATACAGTTGGAGAAGGTTTACGTGTTGTAAGTAGAGTTAGTGATAAATCATCTGGTGATATCGGCCACCCAATTCAGTTTGACTCTATTGAAAATCAATGGTATGTACAGGTTGCTACTGCATCTACAGAAAATACAATTTATTCTGCAGTAAATGCACTAGGAACAGGATCTTTAGGAGATGCAACTGCAAGAACATTCTTTAATCGTAGACTGGATAATAGAAATGCAGTAGATACGATTTACAGATATAGATACGTCATTCCTAAGAACAATGGAGGAGAGGTAGCAAGACCACCAACAGAAGGATTTATTCTCCAGGAATCTAATCATACTATTGCAAATACTGATGCTGAAGTACAGTCATACTTTGGATCTGGATCACTATCGAATGAAAATCAACAAAGAAACTTTAGATTTGTTTCTAGTGCAAATTGGACAGGTGGAACGGCAAATGTAACTACGGAATTGCCACATAATCTATCTACTGGATCTGAAGTTCAACTTAATCAGATCACTAGTACAAATAATACAACTGGTGAAGATAACTCTGGATTTAATGGATCGTTTATTGTCTCTGGTATTACAAGCACTAGAACCTTTACCGTTGGTATTGCAACAGATCCTGGTGACTTTACTAATAATGTTCACACCAGAACTACATCTCTACCAAATTTCCAGAGAAAGAGATATGAGAATACTTATTACGTTTATAGAGAAGCAGAGATTCAACCATATATTGCAGGAGAACAAGATGGTGTTTATTACTTAACTACAGTAAATGCTTCAAATGCTCCAAATGTAGCTCCATTTACAGGAGAAAAGTTCTCTCAACCAGTTAAAGAATTATATCCTCAGACAAACAGAGACAATCCTGACTCTGATCCTGCACCTTCAATAACTCATGCATCTTCTGCTTTAATTGGAGAAACTAAACTTGATGATGTTCGTAAGAGTCTCACTAGGGAGACTATTGATAAGAAATATCGTGATGATGGAAGAGTTGCTGTTGGAGTAACTGATATTACATCATCTTCTTCTACTGATCATATTATCTTCACTGACATTAATCATGGATTAAACAGAGTTACTCGTTTAAGTGTTGTTTCTGCTGGACTTGGATATGGTAGTGGATCATCTGCAGATCTCTACAACGCAGAGTTAGTTTCTATTGGTGCATCAACAACTGGCGAAGGAGCAACTGCAAAAGTAAGTGTCAATGCAAGTGGCGAAGTTCAAGACGTAGTTGTAATGAATGGTGGAAGTGGATATGGAATTGGTAATACGTTAGCAGTCAAAGGACTTCCAACCTTTGGATCTCCTACAGATGCAGTTGTTCAAGTTACTAGCATTTATGATAATGTTGGTGATGTTGTAAGAGTTGGAGGAATTACTTCTGAAACCTATCAACCATTCAATGATCTCTACAGAATTACTGAAGTTCCCGTTGGAGTTGCGAACTCATTCAATGCAGTTTCTGCAAATAGTGTAAGTTCTGGTGGAGCCTCTGGATTAGTTAACTCTGAAGTATCGAATGCATTTTTATATTCAACTGGTGAAGCAATTCGTGTTAATTCTATCGACTATGATAGATTTAGTGGAATTGCCACTGTTGGCACAGATAACTTCCATGGATTGTCAGTTGATAATGTAATTCGTCTCACAGGAGCAAATGAAGAAATTTACAATGGAAACTTTGTAGTAAGCAATATTGTTGGCACTAGTGGAACATTCTTTGCAGTTAATCTGGGTGTAGGCACATATGCACCTACAGCGACTGGAACAATATTTGGTTATCGAACTGGTGGTTCTAACAATGGAAATGTAACTGGTACTGATGAAAACTTAAATGGTAGAATGACTTCAATGTATGCTGGTATCACCACTACATTAGGAAGCCCAATTACTGATATTACCGGTGATACTGTTGCAATCACTGGACTTCAATCGCTTGACTTTAATATTGGCGATTACTTCACTATTGACGAAGAGATCTTTAGAATTAAAGGAACAGTTGCCTCAACAGATGTTTCTGTTGATGTCTTCCGTGGTGTTCTTGGGTCTGGCATTGGAACGCACTCTACAAACTCTATTATCAGAAAGATTGATGTAAATCCAGTTGAACTTAGAAGACACTCTATTGCTCGTGCATCTGGACATACATTTGAATATGTTGGTTTTGGTCCTGGTAACTACTCAACTGCTTTACCTGACAGACAAGACCGTCAAATTTCAGATCCAGAAGAGTTATTAGCACAATCTACTAAGAGAGATGGTGGTATTAACTTCTATACTGGAATGAATGATAAGGGTATTTCCTATAATGGAAATAAGAAGATGAGTACCATTACTGGTCAGGAAGAAATCTTCGATACTCCAATTCAGACCGTTACTGGTGAAGATATTAGTAACAAGCAAGGTATTGATGTTATCAACCCAATTGAAGCACTATTCAATCGCTCAATTAAGGTTGAGGGTGGTGATGATGGCAATGCAACTTCTGAGTTCAGTGGACCAGTTATCTTTAGTAATAAGTTAACTTCTACATCATCAAGAGGAATTGAGGCTAACTCCCTATTCCTCCAGGGCGATACTACAGTTTCAAGAAAGTATACAGTAGGAATTGCAACTCCTGCTCTTGCTGGTAACCCTGGTGACGTTGTATACAATGCAAACCCAGATGATGGTGGATATGTTGGTTGGATTTACAGTGTAACTAACAACTGGCGTCGTTTTGGTAGCGTAAGTCTTTCTACAAACGAAAACATTGCTATCTTCGACAAGGTTGGCATTGGTACAACTACCATTGGCGAACCAACATTACAAGTTGGCAGTGGATCTACTCTATTTGCTGTTGATGGTGATGGAGTTGGTATTGGAACCACTGCAAATGGTGAGAAACTTCGTATTATCGGCAATGCAGATATTTCTGGATCTGTTGTTGCAGCAGCATTTACTGGAGATGGTTCTGGATTAACGAATCTTGCAAATGACAGTAGATGGGATGGTGTTGCTGCTGGCCTTGGAACAGGGTTATATCCAGTAGATGTTTTAAGAGTTGGTATTGGAACTACAAGACCAAACGATGATGTTGATCTAACAGTTGGTGCAGTTGGTTCTTCTGGAACTACAATGCACGTTTATTCTGAAGCAAGATTTGTTGGTATCATTACTGCTAATGACGCAACAGTCACTGGATTCAGTACTGTTATTGGTAATTACGCGATTCAGAATACATCAGGTCAAATCATTGCTGGTATTGTTACAACAAGTGATCTTGTAGTTGGTACAGCAGGAACAGTTATAACTACTAGTAGTGCCAATATTGGTGTTGGAACTGTAACTCCTAGAGCGAAATTTGATGTTGAAGGTCTATCTAGATTAAAGACAACGAGTTCTAATCAAGTAAATGTAACAAGTTCTTCTGGAGTTGTTACTCTTGATCTTGCATCATCTCAGGTGTTTAACTTAACTACAAGTGAAGATGTAACGCAGTTTACTGCACAAAACATTCCTTCTGATTGTAGTTCCTTCACTCTGAAGGTCACTCAAGGTGCATCAGGTTCTCCATTCCATACTGTTGACTTTGATGATGTTAGAGATGATGGGGGCAGTGCTCTCACAGTCAACTGGCCTGGTGGTGGATTAGTTCCAGCACTAACTCCATCTACAAATGGTGTTGATATATACACCTATAAGACTTTTGATGGTGGAACTACGTGGTATGCGTTCGTTGTTGGACAAAACTTTGCTTGAGGTAACTAAATGAGTATTAATAAAAATACAACACTGGACCTTAATGGTCCAGTTTTAGAATTCCAAGTACATCCTCAATCAGTAACTGCAACTGGTATTAACTCAGCTCAGTTTACTGGTTTTGCTACTGCAGTATTTCCATCAGCAACTACAGGAACAACAACTTCTCTTATTACAGCAACATATAATGGTTATCCAGTTAGAGGATATCTCTATTATCCAACATCAGCAAATGTAGGTTCTGCTCTAGATGTAGTTGTTCTTTATCATGGAACTATTACATCTCAAGGAGTAACACCTGCTGATGCTGCATCAACTTTTATGCAGATTGCTCTGAATAAAGTTGATCTTAAGGATAAAATTATCTTTTCTGTAGCATATCCTCAAGATGCTATTCCTGCTTATGTAGCGAATTCAGCATTAGCAACACAACAATTTCCTGGATTAGATCTTTCTACATTCTATATTGGTGACAATATCGTATATGCAGAAGCAGCACTTCTGTGGGTGAAAAATACTTTACCTTCTTATCTAACAGCGAATAATATACCTAAGACCATCGACAAGGTATACACTTTTGGCCATTCCCAAGGTGCATACCTGGTTCATAGATTGAATACTATGCATACTGTTGATGGTGTCATTGCAAATGCTCCAGGGCCCATTGATTTGTTGGACAGATGTTCTGGAGATCAGAATACTGAGAATATTACTTGTAATAAGATCAATGTTGGTATTGGTTCAACAACAGCAGATCCTGATGCATACCTGTCCAGATCTCTTAAGAGTTTTATAACAGGAACTAAATCTCCCGCATTGTTTACTCAAGCACTTGATGATGAATCATATCAAGTGAATTTAATGCAAAATACGCTTGAACCTGGATTAAGCACTTGTAGCAATTGTGCCTCAATGACTTTTAATTATTATGGTAGTGGGGGACATGATGCTTTTGCAATTAATTATGCTGTACAAAATGATATTCGTGATTTTGTAGGAGCTCAAGGAAATCCAGCATCAAATACAGGATCTTTATCATATCAATGGTATAACTCTGATCATGGATTAATAACTGATGGTCAGTGGATTGATAATACTCAAGTTACTGGAGCAGGAACCACAATATTAACTCTTGAAGATGCAACTTCAGATCAGATTGATCAAACTGGATTTTATTTGACTGTTGATTATGTTCCTTCTGCATATGTTCAACCAATTGGAGTATCTGTAACTGCAGGAACAGCAAGATCAACACCTAATGCTGTGAATGATGGCCTTCAATCAAACTCTGCAATTCTAACAGTTCGTCCAACACTCTCAGTCACTCTGCAACCTCAGGAATAATGGCAAGAATCGTAACCCAAGGCAATGCTGCGATATTTACAACAGAAGCAGCGATTTCAGATGGATCAGATAAACAAATTGGATATCAATGGCAGGTTTCTGGTGTTGACTTAGTAGATGGAGCTTCAATACCTACTAAATCTGATATTGGTAGTTTTTTCTTTTCACCTGTTGTTGATTCACTGGGAGCTGGATATAGGTCATGTAATAATAATTGTGGTGCAGGTACAGTAGGAACAAAAACTGCAATTGCTTCAGGAACCTCTGTATTGGGTGGCGGACTTGGAAATTCTGTTAGATTTAGTGTTCCTGATCAGATTGAAAACTACTTTGCAGAATTTGAAGTAAGTGGTTCCCAATCTCTAGCAGGGGGTGTTGGATGGTTTGGTGTTTTGGATCCAGAACATTGGGACGGTGGAACTAGTAATATTACTACCAATGGAGCATATCAAAAATGGAATGGTGATATAGGAGTGAGAATGGCTCCTTGGTTTGCTCAACCTTATGGTTTTGGTGAACGTACAGACACTAAAAGTTTTCCTGGTGCAGGACAGTCATTGGCTTCTTTTGAATATTTTGTAGGTGATATTATAGGAGTTGTTGTTAATACTGACTCTGGTGCAGTTAATTTTTATAAAAATGGTAGTTTCTTAGGAACTTTTAGAAATAGAAATGCAATAGGAAAATATTTACATGTTTTTCTTCAAAATCAATCTTCTTCTTCTCTAATCAATCTCGAATGCACTGCACTCACAACGGCATCTACATACGCAACTAATTATTATTTTCCATCAGAAGGACTACAGCAAGATCCTAGTATAGGTTTAAGTGGTCAAACTGTTACTGTTAGTGGGGCAAAGACAAGAAATTTAACTATTACTTCTGGACAAATTAATACATATGATTTGCGATGTCAGATAACCCACCCAAGAGCACATAATTCTCCTATTACAACTAATGCTGTAGAACTTGAGGTTGTTGATTCTGCAGATAAAAATTTCTTAAACTTTGAATATTATCCAAGAAACAATGGAACTCAGGCCACACTTGAAACTGTTGATTTGGAAGATACATCAGGTTCAGGACCATTTTATACAATTGATAGAAATATAGACTTTCAAAATATTGTATTCTATTCTCCAGACAAGGATTTAAATGTAGAACTTGAGATGTTTGGTCCTCGTGGACAACCTAATGGAGGGACTCCAGGAAAAGGAGGGTATTCTGTAATTAGATTTACTGCAGAACAATTTGTAGAATATGCAATTTCAGGAAAATCTATTGGTCAGTTCTTTCTATATAAACAAAACAAACTTATTGCAGTAGTTGGATCTGGTGGCAACGGTTCTGCTGGAACTTTTGATGGAAACCTTGGTAATGGGGGACATGGTGGTGGTGTGTCTGATGCTGGATCTGATGCATCTGGATTTAATGCAATTTCAAGTGCTAGAGGTCTGGGTGGACAATATATTCCTCCAGGGCAATTAGGTCAAAATGGTATTTCAGGATCAAGTACCAATCAACCTCAGGACATTGAACCAAGAGCTTCTGCTCCAGATGGGGGAAGAGTAAATGAATATCCTATTGGCAGTTATTGGGCTCAACAAGGATTTTCTCCATCTGAAAATATGGGACAAGTTCAGTTCCGTCATGCTGATGGAACAATAGTGAATAATAGTAATACTCATGTTGACAGAGGATATAAAACAGGAACAGGTGGATATCGTGCTAATGCAGGTGCTGGATCAAGATCTAGCGGAAGTCCCACACAAGTATCTGGAACAATTGAGGTTACGGATACTAAAGGAACAATAGATATTGTTAATGATACTGGAATACCGATTAGTGTTCAAAGATATAATGATGGAGCGACTAGTGCTGAAGGAAATGCAGTAGGTCTTATTGGATATGTTGTTGAGGTCGAGGCCAATAATGTACAATTGAGACAAACGTCGGTGAATTCAAGGATTAGGGGAAGTGGAAATGCTGCAGCAGATAATTCAATCACAGCTGCAGCGGGTTATCCAGAAAGCATAGATTCTAGAAGATTTAGGATTGCTTATAGCATGACGAATAGTCAAGGGCCAGGACAACAAGCAACATATGCTAGAAGATTTGATCTTTCATTTAGTGGACTTACATTAACTAGTACTGCAGATGGTGGATTTGGAGCAACTGGTGGGCAAGGTGGTATCGGACCTCAAGGTGCTGGAGGAGGTGGATCGGGATATCATTCAGATGATGTAACTGTTTTAACATCTGTTGTTGGTGGTAGCGAATTAGATACAGCAAGACTTGTATTTAAGACATTCAATCCAATTAGAACTGGATCTGCCACTCATTTCTTTGGTGGAGGAAGAACTACATCAATAACTTTTGGTGATGCTCTTCTAGATGTTGATCCACAAAGTCCAGGAGCTCCTAATGGATGGTCTGGTGCAGCAGGAAATTTAAATGCAAAGCATTATTTAATTAGAGTGAATAATAATTATAGTTCATTGAATATTACTAATTTTGCTGGATGGACAGCTGGTGGTGGTCAATTTGATTCTAATATGAGTGTTGGGGCGATTCAAAAAATTAATTCCTCTCAATGGAGAATTTGGTTTAATAGAGGTAGTGGATTTAATACTTATGTTAGGAATTTTAGTGTCGAAGGGATTCTATAAATAGATAAATAGAAGAAACACACGGGGGATAGTGAACCCATGGGGGTAAATAAAAATTTTATAGTAAAGAATGGGTTTGAGGTTAATGAAAACCTCATCCTAGCAGATGCCTCTACAAAAAATGTTGGTATTGGATCTACAATACCTTCAAGAACTCTTGATGTTTCTGGTGGAATTGGCGTAACATACGTCTATTCTTCTGGAATCTCTACTTTTGCTGATGATGTAGAAGTAACAAAAGATTTAAAAGTTGGATTAAGTGGAACCACTTTCACCGCTCTAGGTGTAGGTGGTTCTGTTGGTGTTGGAACGAATTTGCCAGGATATTTACTGGAAGTTCGTTCTCCTGTAAGCACAGGACAAACAGCACTTTATGTTTATGGTGACGTAAGGATTAGCGGCGACATTAACGCAGATGATCTTTTCTTTGACGATATTGTAGCCTTAGATTTAGACGTTAGTGGTATTGGTACGATTGCCACATTGCAATCGACTGATGGTACTATTAATAATCTAACATCTGATAATATTACTGGTACTAGTGGTACAATCACTAATATTACTGGTACAAGTGGAACTATTACCACACTTGAATCTACAAGTGGTACAATCACCAATATTACTGGTACAAGTGGAACGATTACCACACTTGAAGTAACTAATTTATCTGCAGATAATCTTACCAGTTTAAATGTAACTGGTCTTTCTACACTTGCAGGATTCTCTACATTTGGTAATGATGTCTATGTTGCAGGAGTTGTAACAGCAGCAGCATTTGTTGGAGATGGATCTGCACTTGAGGGATTGCCAGCAGCAGGTGTAGGACTTCAAACTGCAGGTGGATTTATTGGTGCAGGAGCAACAATTCTTGACTTTAGAGGAGCAGGAATTTCAACTGTCACTATTTCCTCTGGAATTGGAACTCTTCATATAACTGGTGGTGGTGGAAGTGGTTCTATCAGCATTAGCACAGCAGCACCCTCTTCACCAAGTTCTGGTGATCTTTGGTATAGTCCTGATTATGCAAGAACGTTCATCTATTATGATGAAAACACCGTTGGATATGGAACAGATGCACAATGGGTCGATGCCTCACCAAGTAATGGTGGATCTGGCTCAGGTGGTGGTGCAAGAGTTAGCATCAGTACTGATTCTCCCACTTCTCCTAACAATGGAGACCTTTGGTTCAGTGTAGATCTAGGAAGAACATTCATCTATTATGATGAACCAACAGTAGGAGTAGGATCGACATCAGTATGGGTCGATGCTGCACCAAACCAACCAGCAAATAAATCTCTTACAATTGCAACTAGAGATACAGGTGCTGTGGTATTGAGTATCGTTGGTACAGGTCTTACAATATCTCTTCGTTCCGGTGTTGGAACCGCTAGTTTCTAAATAAATTCATAAGGTAAAAAACAATGGCAAACCGCTTCCCTTTAATCTTTAATAGTTCTGCAAACCAGATTCAGGAGCTAGCAGCATCCGACAATTTGGATTTGACTGGATGTAATATTACTAGTGCTGGTATCATTACAGCAACTGGTGGATTTAATCTTGGTATCAGTTCTGCAGGAACTTCAATTACATCAGGTCCTTTAACAACACTCAACTTTGTTGGTTCAGGACATACCTTTGCAGTAACTGGAACTACTGTTGATATCAGCATCTCTGGAGGAGGTGGTGGAGGTGGTGGAGGATCAGGACAGTTCAATACTGGCATTTCAAGTGCTATTGGATATCCTGTAACCACTTCCATGGCTACTGCATATACTGCAACTGATGCTGTTGTTGTGCATTCAGTTCATATTACTAATATTGATGGATCATCTAGTGCAGATATTAGTGGTCAAATGTATGCAGGAGCATATTCCATTGCACATACAGTACCAGTTCCTGCAGGATCTTCAGTTGAAATGCTGAAGCAACCAAAGGTTCTGAATACTGGAGAAACGCTACAACTTCAGGCAAGTGCAACTGGTGATCTTCATGCAACAATCTCACTAGAACCACAAACTGGAAGTTCTGCATTCATTGGTGTTGGTACTGATATTACTGCTGCAACAACTTACACTGACTTGTATACAGCAGCTGCTGATACTGTTCTTCAAGGTATTCTTCTTGCCAATGATGATGGAACTAATGATGTAAAAGCAACTGTTGTATGGACTGATTCAAGTGATACCATCGTTGGATATTTTGTATATGAGATGGTAATTCCTGCTGATGCAACTGTTGAAATTCTTGAGCAACCTAAGTTCTTGCCAAGTGGATATAAAGTTAGGGTACAAGCAAACGCAGCTGATAGATTAGAAGCAATTCTATCTGCAAAAACTGCCTGATTAGGAGGATAGAATCATGACACAAAAAGGTGTATGGGACTTACAAGACGTAAGGGACGAATATCTAGCAGGTAATTGGTCATATAGTGGAGGGGCTGGAGGTCCTTTTCAATTATATCTCCTTGGAGCAAATACTAATGGCCAATTAGGTCAAAATGATAAAGTAGATCGTTCATCACCAATTCAAGTTCCAGGAACACAGTGGTTAAATGCTGCTGGGGGTTCGACGGCAAATAAAGGTATAAAGACTGATGGAACCTTGTGGACATGGGGTTTTAATACTGAACCAACTTACCTTGGTCATAATGATACAGTGCCTTATTCATCACCAAAACAAGTTCCAGGAACTCAGTGGAGTAATTTTATTCATGCTGGTTATTCAACAAATGGTGCAGTCAAAAGTGATGGAACATTATGGATGTGGGGAGGTAATAGTCAAGGTGCATTAGGTCAAAATGATAAAGTAGATCGTTCATCACCAACTCAAATTCCAGGAACACAGTGGTCTTATGGTGTAGCAGGTGGTGCTAATACTGTAATGGCAATAAAAACTGACGGAACAGCATGGGCATGGGGCAAAAATACTGATGGATATTTGGGTCAAAATGATAGAGTAAATCGTTCATCACCAGTTCAAATTCCAGGAACATGGAGTTTGATTTCATCAAGTTATTGGCATAGAGCAGGTATAAAAACTGATGGAACATTATGGACATGGGGATTTGATAGAGATGGAGGCTTAGGTCACAATATTATAAATACTGCTCGTTCATCACCAACACAACTTCCAGGAACACAATGGAGTCATGTTTCTAGTGGAAGTTACTCTGGACTCTTGGCAACCAAAACTGATGGAACCCTTTATGCATGGGGAGAGGGTGGTCAAGGTCAATTGGGTCTTGGTCATAATCAAAACAGGTCATCACCAACTCAACTTCCAGGAACACAATGGAGTTCTGATGTAGAAATGAGTATATATAGCAGTTTTTGTACAAAAACTGATGGAACACTGTGGGCGTGGGGTGCTAATTCTGATGGGCAGCTGCTTAATGGTGATGAAGTGCAACGTTCTGCACCAATTCAAGTTACGGGAGCAGGATGGGTCGCGAAACCTATGGGAAGACAAAGTAATTACATTTATTTAAAATCTTCATAAATACTAATAACTTATAAATACTCATAAACACGGGAATAACAATGAAGTTCTTTAAGTTTTACAAGGTCGATGCTTCGACTGGAAAATCCGTCGAAATTGAAAAACCAGTAGAAGGTCCAACTAATCCAAATCTAGCTGGTCTTGCTAACATCTTTGAATTTGATGGTTTGACATATGCAACTGCTGATGATTCTGCAGCAGCTGATGATGATAATTACATCTTTGAAATCACCGAGGCAGCATATATTGCAGTTATTAAAGATGGATTTAATGCATTAAAATTGGGTAGAACCAATCTTGCATATGAGCAAGAGAAAGGAATTCGTAGTTCTCAATTTAGTAAGTATGGAGATACTGCTACTATTGCCGGCGTTTATAAGTATGACCTAGCAAAGGCATATGTTGCAGATAATAGTGCTGATGCTGGTATTGTTGCAACAGAAGCAACTGCAAGAGGGTTGACAACACTTGCAATGGCAACCAAGATTGTAACCAATCACGAAGCATTCAGAACAACTGAAGCAAAGATTGCTGGTTTGCGTGGTAAAATCACTGATAGACTTGAAGGTCTGTCATTCGATGATTCTAGTCTTGCCAATGCATTAGCTAGTTGGACAGAAATCACCAAACCAGAAAAGATTGGTACAGAAGAAAGTGGTGTTGGTGTTGGTGTTGATGATAGAGATGTTATCGTAGGACACTATGATCCTTCACTTTCTATTCGCTGGGAACATCTAGACTGAGGGTAAATAAATGATTTCCTCTGAAACAAGTGGTGTTTGGCTTTTAAACGACGCCTACCATAAAGATAATGCTGGGTATTGGACATATGTTGACCAGAATGGTCCTTATCAAATGTGGGTATGGGGGTATAATGCCTATGGCGATTTGGGTATAAATGATAGAGCACCTCGTTCATCACCAGTACAAATGCCAGGAACTTGGGTAGATATTTCTACAGGTTATCTTAATACTCATGGTGTAAAAAGTGATGGAACATTATGGTCATGGGGATATACTTCAGCCTCCTCTGGAGAAATACCCATAAATGATGTAATACCTCGTTCATCACCAACTCAAGTTCCAGGAACAAATTGGACAGCTGTAACTGCCCACCAATATGGAGGAGCTGCCCTTAAAACTGATGGAACATTATGGACGTGGGGATATAATTCTAATGGTGAGTGTGGTGTTAATGATAGAGTAAATTATTCATCGCCAAAACAAATTCCAGGAACAGATTGGAGATCAGTACATGGCAATTTGAATGCAATGTTAGCAACCAAGACTGATGGAACATTGTGGGCATGGGGTGCCGGCGGCTCCAATCAGCTAGGTGGAAATGGTGGGGGTGTTCAACATTCATCACCAATTCAAATACCAGGAACATATTGGACCACTCAAGTAGAAACCGTTGGCGAAGCTGCAATGGCAAAGAAAACTGATGGAACCCTATGGGTATGGGGAAATAGAGTAGGTGGAAGATTAGGTCTTAATAGTGCTACTGGATCAAACGGCAGTCCCGTTCAACTTCCAGGATCATGGGATAAACTGGGTGGTTCTTATCTCAGAGGTTATGCTACTCAAACTGATGGAACATTATGGTCATGGGGTAATAATGATAATGGCGAGTTGGGTCACAATAACCACGGAATAAATTATTCATCACCAAAACAAATTCCAGGAACAAGTTGGGCTCAGGTAGGTGGTAATGGTAGATACCACACTTTTGGAGTTAAAACTGATGGGACACTTTGGAAATGGGGGACTGCTCTTGATTCAGCTTTCCCTGCTAGGTCATCACCAGTTCAAATTCCAGGAACTCAATGGAGCACTATTAGTCCCTTTGGCAAAGAAATATCAAGGGGTGGAGGGTCTCTATCATACCAAAACATGATTTTTAAAGTCCCAGTATAAATAATCAAAATTTCTAAATTATGAATCCTTTTGATCAAATTATTATTCAACCGAATGTGGTGCCTGATTATCACATTCATGAATTGATGAAATTGACAAATCAAGAAACATCATATGCGACTGTTGGGTCGAGTGATGACCAAGATGTGGAACATACCACAAGAAAAACCTTGTGGTATCCTATCCCACATGAAATGCTGTTGAATCTTAATTCAGCAGTGATGTCTTGTTATGATCAATACATGCACAAGAAATATAATTCAAAAGTTAAAAATATAGAACCAGTTCAGTTTCTAGGTTATCCTGTTGGAGGTCACTATATAGAACACAATGATTCTGAACAGTTTGAGGATGGTAAGTGGAAGAGAATTGCTCCTAGAGATATTTCTATTCTTTACTATCTCAATGATGACTATATGGGTGGAGAACTTGAGTTTACTCACTTAGGATTGACTATCAGACCAAAGAAAGGTATGATGATAGCATTCCCTTCTTCTCATGAATTTGCACATAAAGTGCATCCAGTTAAGTATGGATTCAGATATACATTGGTTTCATGGTTAGAGACAGAGCAGCGACTTTATGACACAATACGAACAGAAAGGATTTGATATAAGACAAGGTTTTATTCCACAGTATCTTGCTCAATATCTAAGAAACTACTTTGAACTTTTGAGAAGGAATGATCAAGTTCCAAACAAAGGTGATGATCAGGTAGAAAAATCTCTTGGCATCTATGGAGATCCTGCATTTGATATGTTGATGCTAATGTGTCTACCTATGGTAGAAGAGAGTGTTGGAAAGAAATTGCTACCAACATACACATATGCAAGGATCTACTTCAATGGAGCAGATCTACTTCCTCATAAGGATCGTCCAGAGTGTCAGCATTCTGTCTCTGTCTCATTAGGTGGAGAGTATGATGCACTATGGCCACTTTCATTTCAAGATGAAAATCGTGCAGTCCATGCAAATCTAAGTGAAGGTGATGCTGTAGTTTATAGAGGAGATAAAGTTGTTCATTGGAGAGAACCATTCCAAGGAACAACACAGTATCAGATCTTCATGCATTATGTGGAAGCAAATGGACCGTATCAAGATAAGTTATATGATACGAGACCAAACATTGGATTGGAAGCAGGAACAAAGAGAGTTTATTGATTATGATTAGACAACTTATTCTTGAATTGATTGAGAAAGGAGAACCTCAAGCAGCAAAAGGACTTGCAATTGCATATCTGAAACATGAAGATGATCCTGAGGTTGCAAATAGTCTTGCAAAGATTCATCATGATGATAAAGAATTTGACAAGGCACTTGTAGTTCTTAACAACATTAAGAATCCATCTCCACAAATTAAGGTAAACAGAGCAAAGTGTCTATATTATCTACGTCGTGCTCCTGAAGCAGAAAAAATAATCAAATCACTTCCAAAACAAGTTCGTGAAGATCCTATGACTCAGATCGATCTTTCTTTGTATACGACTGCACAAGGAAAGTTTGATGAGAGTGTTCGTATCCTGAAACCACTTGCAGATAAGATTCCCCAAGCCTCATTTAACTATGGGTGGTTTCTTATGGAAGAAGATTTTTATAAAGGATATGAATATGTTCGTACAGGTGCCAATCTTCGTGTGTGGGGTCATGAATGGTTGTTGAAACTGAAGTACAATATTGGTGAAGAAAGTCGTTGGAATGGTGAAACAGTAGATACTATTGCATACTATCTTGAAGGTGGTATGGGTGATGAAATGATCTTCATTCGATATGCAAACCATTTCAAGAAGTATTGCAATACACTTAAGATCTTTGCAACACCAAAAACAAAATCTTTGTTTGAAGCATGTGGTTATGAGAATGTATATCTAACTGAAGATATTGTAAGAACCAAGTGGAATAAGTTTGTTCCTGCAATGTCAGCTCCATATCTTTTGAAACTAGATCATCCTTGTGAAGGTGTAGAGTTTCCTTATCTCAAGATGGAAGCAAAACCAGTTCCTGAGATGAATGAAGTTGCAAAAGGTCGAAAGAAGATTTGTGTTCGATGGAAAGGTAATCCAGAGTTTGAACATGATCAGTTTCGTAGTATTCCAGTTGAAGAAATTCTCAAACTGGATAAGTATGGACAATTGTTCTCTCTTCAAATGGAAGAATGTGATCTTCCAAAGAATGCTCCAGTATGGGATATAACTCATCTCATCAATGATTGGACTGATACCTACAATATTTTTGAAGAGAGTGATCTAATCATCACATCATGTACTGCAACTGCACACCTTGCAGGTGCAATGGGTAAACGAGTTATTGTGATGCCACCACTTGTTGCTTATATCACCTGGGCTTCAGATAAGTATGAATGGTATGGTGATAATGTAACAGTCATCAAACAATCTCAATACAATAAGTGGGATGATGCAATTAAAGTTCTACATGAGGTTTTAGAACGTGAGATTTCATAGTTTCTATACTCACAATCTTCCCAAACAAATAGTTGAAGATCATAAAAAATGTTCTGAAAGAGTAGGACTTGAAGTTCACTATCACGAATACCCTGCATTTGATACTTTTGATGAGGCATTCTTTGCTCATGGTGAATTTGAAACCAAGATGATGGAGCAGGAAGATGATGATGTTGTATGTTTTATTGACATTGATTGTCTTCCTACTAGTGAAGATGTATTATATTCTGCATATTCATGGGCTAAGGCAAATGATTCTTTCGTAGGTAATGCTCAGAATATTGGGCACATGCCACACAAAAACTATTTGTATGCAGCACCTGGACTAATTCTTGTCTCAAAGAAAGGATGGGAGAAATTAGGAAAACCTAGTTTCAAGGCATATCATATTCCACTTGAGAATGGTGGTGAGTTGTTGATTGATACTGCACAGGAGATTACAAATCGTGCAAATCAAATTGGTATGGACTATCGTTTAATTTATCCCACTGGATTTGATAGCCATCGTTCAACACTTGCACACTATGGTTATATGGGTAAAGGAACACTATATCCTGGATCATGGCACTATTTTAGGATTAGTGATTTTATTGATAAAGAAGAACTACCTGAGTTGTGGAACAGGAGAGTCAATGATATAATTTCAGGTAGAGAGATTAAACCAAACTATTCATCTAAATTTTATTAAACATGAAAGTAGAAACTTATAATCTATTTCCAACAAATGCTGTAAGAACAGATTGCAGTGACTTCATCAATCCCCAAGATCATCAGGATATGATGGATAGCACTGATATGTTGATTGAAAATGGTGTTTATACTGATAATGAGTTGACGCCAAAGTATCAGACATCATTGGTTATTTTTCAGAATGATGCTCCTGCAGTATGGCAGAAGTTGAAGAGAACTTTTGTGAGAGCATGTGAAAACTATCTTGAAGCAACACCACAGTTCTGTTCGCAACAACAGAATATCGAATTTACAGGATGTAGTGCATGGGTATATAAGTCATGGAAATCTATGGAGCAAGGACAACAAAACCCATGGCATCATCATAATCCCGCATTTCTTTCTGGAGTTTATTACATTAAAGTTCCTGGTGATCCTGCAGTAGGTGGAACAGAATTTCATGATCCACGAACAGCCCCTGCACTTGGCAGTCAGTTTCAATCAATTGCAGGGTATGAATACAGTTGGATTATTTTCCCTGGATGGTTATCTCATAAGAGTGTTCTACCAGATTCTGAAGAACCTAGATATGTTGTCGCAGCAAATATGTACGCAAGGGTGAATGGAGCATCATGAAGAGAGCAATATTTACATTCTATAATCTTTCTATTGATGAAGAGATTGTACGTCTTCAAAGTGAAGTAATCAAAAAGTTTAATAAGACAGCAGACTTTCTTCCTTTGTGTTCACAAACACATGGAGAGGAAGTTATTCATCCTCAAGGAGTTGAGTATGGATTCAATGAACTATTCAATAAAGGATATGATACTGTCATGCTCCTTGACGTTGATTGCATTCCATTGAATCAATATGCGCTTGAGTATACATTTGATCAAGTAGAGAATGGTAAACTAGTGGGTAATGCACAAATTGGAGCTCACCTAGAAAATCCAGAGCACATGTATGCTGCTCCATCAACATTTTGTCTGAGTCGTCAAATGTTTGAGGAATTCAACAGGTTAACATTCATGCCAGATCATCGTAATGCTGATACCTGTGGTTTCTATACATTAGAAGCAGAGAAACGTGGTAAAGAAGTAGAATTCTATATGCCAACTCATTTCCAACGTCGTCCAAGAAATGCAGTATGGGATCTTGGTCAAGGACGTGGTGAGTATGGTATTGGAACAACATACTCAAATCATCTTGGTGTGAATATGTTCTATCATCTATTTGAGACTCGATTGAATATATACAACAGTCTTTTCTATGACAAGTGTGATGAGTTACTGAAATGAATAATACTTACTTAGATGCTGTAGTAGAAAATCCCAAGACATGGGATCTTGGAAATGATATGTATGCTGTTGAGTTCTGGAAACCAGAATTCTGTGAAGCACTGATCAATATTGCAGAGAACATTGAAGGTGGGTTTCAGAGCCAACCAGGAGACCCTGTGTATGGTCAAGAGATACGTATCAGTAGAATTAGTGATTTGTTCTACTTAAACTATTGTCAGCACTGGAAACGTGTCATCTCTCCTTTCTTGGAACAAAAAATTGGTTTACCAAGTGATCAATGGTTTGTTGGTTGGAAAGTACCTTTTATCATTAAGTATACAATGGAAGGTCAGAGAGGCCTGCGTCCACATGCTGATGATAGTTTGTATACTGGTACAATTAAACTCAATCATGGTTATAGTGGAGGGGAACTGATCTATCCTCGTCAACAGTTTACCAATAAAGATACTCCTATTGGTACAATGATTCTTGCTCCATCAGCAATTACTCATGTTCATTATAGTTCAGAACTCCAAAGTGGAACTAAATATTCTTTTGTGAGTTGGACTAAACTAAATAAGTCAGATAGCGGAATCAATTACTCTGAGGTACAATGAGTATAAGAAAGAACACCTGGGACCTGGATGGCCTCTATGATCTAACTAAAGATGGGAAAAATAGTTATTCTGATCCATCAGCGATACCTGGACCATTTTTATTATATGTCTCAGGAGATAATGCAGGTGCAAGACTTGGACAGAATGATACAGTACAACGTTCATCACCAACACAAATTCCAGGAACAACATGGTCGAGGATTACCAGTGATGTTTATGGTAATTTGATGGCAACCAAAACTGATGGAACACTTTGGATATGGGGTGCCGGCACCAATGGTCAATTAGGTCAGAATGATGTAGTATCACGTTCATCACCAATTCAAATTCCAGGAACGACATGGAAATATATTGCATCAGAAAATAGTGGAACTCAAGTTGCAACCAAGACTGATGGAACACTATGGACATGGGGACATAATGGTAATGGACGAGCTGGTCATAGTGATACAGTAGATCGTTCTTCACCAACTCAAGTTCCAGGAACACAGTGGGATCTGGTTAGAGGGGGCAATGGTGATCTAATGGCATCTAAAACTGATGGAACACTGTGGGTAATGGGAGAAAATGGTGACGGTAGATTAGGTCAAAATAATCGAGTAACATATTCATCACCAAAACAAATTTCAGGAACTCAATGGAATAAAATACATGCTGGTGGACCTTTTATGATGGCATCTAAAACTGATGGAACATTATGGGGGTGGGGAAATAATGGATATGGAAACTATGCTCAAAATGATAGAGTACAATATTCATCACCGGTTCAAATTCCAGGAACATATTGGGATATAGTTGAAGGTGGTTGGGCTGCTGGTGCTGCAACCAAGACTGATGGAACATTATGGATGTGGGGTTATGATGGATATGGACAGCTGGCTCAAAGTGATAAAGCGAATCGTTCATCACCAGTTCAAGTTCCAGGAACATGGAGTTTTATAGGAGCAGGTAACGGATATATACAAGGACTTAAAACTGATGACACATTCTGGGTATGGGGTGTTAATCAGTCTGGTCAGTTAGGTCTTAATGGCCGAGTACTACGTTCATCGCCAGTTCAACTTCCAGGAACACAATGGAAGCAAGCACATGGATATGCCAATAGTAGTGCTATTGCCTTCCTAAAGGAACCTTGATAAATCTTAGTATGGTTAACTAAACTGATAAATACTCAAAATTTCTAAATTATGCAACAACTTCATTATTGTCTAGGCCTTCCTAGAACTTGCTCATCAGTGATCATGAATATCCTGAATGAGAATCCAAGATTTTTTACGACTGGCACATGTCCACTTCCTTATTTTGTAGAATCCTGTAGGAATATTTCAAGTCAGGTTAGTGAATTTATTGCACTTGATAAAGATGTACTCAATGATGCATATCTAAACTTTCTGCGACAAGGATTTCGTGGATGGTTTGAGAGTATGACAGATAAACCAGTTGTTGTATCAAAGTCAAGGGTATGGTCTGAATATTTGAATCATACTCTTGCACTCAATCCAAATTCAAAATACATTTATATTATTAGAGATCTAAGAGATATTATTTGTTCATTTGAATCTCTTCTTAATAAGTATCCGAATATTATTGTTGGTGATGAAACTCATCATTTCCAACACGAACCATTTGAAAAAAGAATGGAGTTGTATTGTACTGATGGTATGGCCAATCTTGGTCGTCCATTAAATATGCTTCCACATGTCATGGAAGTAGCACAGAAGCATCCAGATAATTTCTTTATCCTAAGACACGAAGACTTCAACGAAAATCCAAGAGGAACATTCCAAAGTCTCTATCAGTTCCTTGGTGAGGAATACTTTGAACACGATTTTGACAATATCCCACCTTCCGATTATTATGAACATGATACTGTGTATCGTTCAATGGTCACACACAAGACTGGAACTAAACTTCATAAGTTAGAACCACGTTGGCCAAAGGTAATGACACCAGAGCAATCACAACTGGTGATTCAAAATAATATAGAATACTACAAGACTTTTTATCCTGAATTTGTATGAATTATTTGGCATCATATGACACAAATGTAGAGAGTGCATATATTATTACACTTCCAGGAGATGAAATATCTGAGAAACTTACTCAGCAATGCATACAGTCTTGTGAAAATGTAGGACAACCATACAAACTGTTTGAGGCATTTAATGGTAGGTCAGGAGAAATCAAGGTGCCTGAAGGATTAAAAGATCAGGCATTTATTAATTTCTTGCGTGTTCATACATCATGGATTACTCCAACTCAGATTGCAACTTTCTATAGTCACTTTGCACTATGGTGTCATTGTTTGAGTATTGATAAACCTATCGTAATTCTTGAGCACGATGCAGTGATGGAAAGGCCTTATATGTTCCATAAGTATTTGAATAATATTGTATATCTGGGATCATCAGAGCAGAAACGTGGTGCAGAGGTAATTTCAATTCCTCCACATGGAACAGATCATAATGGTCTCTATCGTTTCATCTGTCGTGCTCATGCATATGCTATTGATCCACATATTGCAAAGAATATGATTTCTTATGTTTTACAACAAGGAATCACAACAACACTTGATGTTATTCTTCGTGCAGATATCTTTCCTATTGTCCAAGATGGTATCTATGCATATGATAAGAATCATGGACTTTCAACTATTCATAAAACCTGGTTATGATAAACACTGTAGAAATCAAAACGATTAAAAAGACACTACCCATATTCACAACTATCCTTAGCAATAAGGATGAGATGAATGCATATCTCAAGCAGGTTATCTTTGAGCATCGTAATAATAATCCAGAATCTAATGAGAGTAATGTTAAGGCATGGCACTCAAATTATGGAACACATAATGATAATCCAAAGTTCAAACCAATCATTGATGTGGTCCTGAACTTCTGTAAGTTTGCATCAAAAGATTTTTTTAATTGTGAAGTTGATTTTATCTGCTTCAACTTTTGGGCTATGATGTATGAGAAGGGTGATCATACAATTAGACACTCACACTATCCAAGTGACTTTGCTGCTGTCTATTATGTTGATGTTGAACCTGGATGTGCTCCAATTATTTTTGAGGATGAAGTAAAAGTTCAACCTGAAACTGGTATGTTGGTTGTTTTCCCAGCATGGTTGCATCATGAAGTCCCTAAGACTGATGCACGAAGAATTGCAGTCTCTATGAATATTGATAAACGATATGTTACTGAACAATAATCTACATATTGTAGTCAGAACCTGCGATAGAGGTTCTATTCAAAGTAAAAGAATTGTAAATAAGACAGAGTGTACATTGCGCTGTCTTAATTCTGTATTCAGAAATATCAAAGACTTTGAGAATGTTGATGTAACAATATTTGATGATCGTTCTAGTCAACATTTAAAGAATGGAATCCATGGGATGTCAGAGAAGTCTGGCAAGAAAGTAAATATTCAATTTATTGGAGAAAGAAATACTGAAGGGCAAAGTCCTCATGTACAATCTAGGTATAGTGTCAAATTGGCCTATGACTATATCTACACATTACCTGATGAAGATTATGTCTATATCATGGATGATGATCAATTGCATCAGGATAATGCAATCACAAGAATGATATCTGCATGGGAATATTTAAATAATTTTACACCTGAGCATGACATTGGGATTTTCCCTCAATGTTTTGTTCAGTTATTTCCATATCCAGATAATCGTTTTGCTCATGCATATGTTCGTCCTTGTCATGTAGTACCAACACCAGTTGGTTTTTATCGCACAACATGGTATACTCAAGAGACGTTCATGCTTAAGGCCGAGGTTTTCAAAAAGTATAAAGATATTTTTGATACTCTCCAAACAACAGGTAGTGATCCTGCTATCTGGGAAGGCAATACAATCTCTGAAGTATGGCAAAAACCAGACTTTATGATGTTCATGCCTCTTCAACCAGATCTTATGCACATGTCTGTTGCTGGAGATAAACCTTTCTATTGGTCAAATGAAGACGTAATTAATCTTTGGGAAAGAAATAAAAATCCTTGGTCATTACCTGAAAACTCTTATCTTAAATTAAATGTTTAATCACGTTCACTTAAAAAATCCTGGCCTTACAATAAGCACTCTTCCTCGTAATATTTTTGAAGGATTGATGTCTGAAATTAAAGAAATAGAGAAAAGTGATGCTGGATACTTAAAAATGAATAACTCTCTTGCTGGGCAAATAAAAAAAGAGTATCAACTTAAAAAGTCACAAGAGTTTATGAATCCATTTCTTGAAGAAATGGCACGTCAATATGGAAAACACTTTGATTACTATCCAGATTATGACTTCAAAGTAGATAGTTTATGGGTAAATTATCAAAGTAAAACTGAGTATAACCCCATTCATAACCACGATGGTTTACTGAGTTTTGTTATCTGGATGCAGATTCCATATAACATTGAAAATGAATACCAAGTACCTCATAGTCAGAACTCTACTTTAAAAACAGCATCAGCATTTCAGTTTGTTTATTCTAGTGTTCTTGGTAATATCCTTAATGAAAGATTAGAAGTAACAAATGGATGGGAAGGTCGTATCGTTATGTTCCCAAGTAAACTTCTTCATACAGTATATCCATTCTTTACAAGTGATAACTATCGTATCTCTGTTGCAGGTAATATTTCATGAAAAAGATTCTACACATTGTTAATATCAATAACTTTTTTCCTGAGTTATTTGAAATGACTTTTCCTACTGTGCAAGCATATGCACAGAGATATGGTTATGACATTAATCTAATTACTGAACGAAAGTTTCCTGAGTTTCATATCAACTATGAAAAGATGCAGGTATGGGAGGCAGGGAAAGATGCTGATGTAAATCTTCTTGTGGATGCAGATGTTCTGATTCATCCACAGTTTCCTGATGCTGCAACGATTGTACCTCCACATCACATTGGATTCAATGATAACTATAATGCAAGTACAAAGTTTCATCTGAATCATTACTTTATGCGTGATGGTCGTGATGTTGGTATTGCATCAAACTTTGTTATATCATATCGTTCTACTCATGATGTATGGGAACCTTTGACGATTACTCCTGAACAGGGTAGACGCATCACATTTGTTCGTGAGGGTGACATCGATGAGTATTGTATTTCTCAAAACATGGCCAAGTATGGTCTCAGGTATACTGGAATTACATGGGAACCATGGCAGAGAGAATACCTCATACATACAGGAACAGGTGATAAACCACTAGCATTACAAATGGCAAGAGAAGCATTGAATAAATGGAAAAATCTTACAGAAAGAATTTAATTGTAGTTGATAATTTCTACCAAAATCCAGATTCAGTTCGTGACTATGCATTAGGTGTAGAATATCAAGAAGATAAGGTAAGAAACTGGCCTGGTCGTGATAGTGAACATGAGCATGGCAAAGAAGAACTTACTAAAGTATGTTCAGATATTGTTGGTATGGAACTCACAACAAAGCCATATAACAAGTGTTCTTACTTTAGAAGAACTAAGATAGGTCAACATGGAACGCAAGATGTTCACTTTGATCCCAATCCAGGATTAGTATGGGCGGGAGTGATTTATCTCACTCCAACATTCCATCCAACAGGTGGTACAAAGTTCTGGAAACATAAAAGAACTGGATGGGAGTTTGCGCCAGGCATGGCAGAAGCTGAAGAACATGGTATACAATCCCATAATGATATGGTAGACTTCTTTAATACTGAAGGAAAAGATCGTAGTAAATGGATTGAGACTGATAATATCGCATTCAAGTATAATCGCCTTGTAATGTTCAATCCATTTATGTGGCACTCTAATGGTGAGTGGTTTGGTACTGATGATCAATCAGCAAGATTAGTTCAATTATTATTTTTCCATGGAAAATAAAACTCACTTATTTGTAATTCTTCAGGTACACAACGTAAAAATAAAATGACAAATTGGTTTTTGATTACATCTGGTATTAATGTTGATTATGGATTTTTTAATTCAGATCAAAGATTTGAGCAGACATTGGAAACAATATCAAGTATAAGAAAAAAATGTAATGATTCTAAAATAGTTCTTATTGACGGAGCAGCTAAACCTTTAACAGAAGAACAAAAAAGAGTTCTTTTATCTTCATGTGATATAGTTCTTGACTGTTATAGCGATGACTTTATTAAATTTGCACATGCTAACCATAAACCCAATGTTTTCAAACATCCATGCGAGTTATATCTATTATATTTGTTTTTGAATCAACAAGATTTTTTAAAGGAAAACGATAGAATATATAAAATTTCCGGTAGATATTATCTAAATGATAATTTTAATTACCTTATTCATGAGTCAGCAAAAGGAAAATTAATTTTTGGACCTAAACTAAATGCATCTCCATATTATGGAGATTCGGGTTTATTTGAACCTGTTTCAAAATTTAAGTATAGAACCAGACTATACTCTTTTGATGGGACTCTTATAGAGTACATGAAAATTAAGTATAAAGATATGTTTGACTTAATAATTAGCAAATATAAATCTGGAGAATTTACTGATATTGAACATGTCATGTATGCTGTTTTAGATCAAGAAAAAGTTTTAGAATTGAGTCCTATTGGACTAAGTGGTTATTTTGCAGACCATAATGCTACACCTGGATTGTCATCAGAAGTTCCATTAGGAGAAGATAAAGTTTATGAGTAAAATCGCAATTTTCTATCATCTATATCAAACTAATACTGCAGGGTTTATCTATCAACAACAGATGCATCGTTTGTATACATCTGGATTAGTTGATGCTGCAGAGTTTATTCATATTGGAGTTAGTGGCCAATATGAGATGTTCTCCAAACCAAGAAATGCAATTGTTCAATACAATGATTTTACTGGTGATGAAGGTGGTACAATGGTTTCGATGATGGATTTTATCATGAAGAATCCTGACTATAAAGTTCTATTCTTCCATGGTAAAGGTGCGAGTAAGAATGACTCATACCATCCACAACTTCAGGCATGGAGATTGTTCATGGAATACTATGTCATTGATAAATGGAAGCAGTGTCTCCATCATCTAGATGAATATAATTGCGTTGGTGTCAAAGTGAGACAGAAACCATTACCACATTTCAGTGGTAACTTCTGGTGGGCTAATGCAGATTATCTACAAACACTTGACCATAATTTCTTATTCACTAGAGGATTTGAACGTAAGGTTGATAGAGAACTTTGGATTGGAACAGGAAAAGATTTCAAACCCAAAGACTTGCATATTGTAGAAGAAGATGTTAGTATGCATTCTACAATCTATACTGAAGACTATTATCTATGATCAATAAACTTGATTACTTGAATCTTCAGGAACAATTTTTGAACGCAAAACCTTATGATCATGTAGTCATTGATAATTTCTTTGATGAGGAAACTGCATTGGCAATTAGTCATGAGTTTCCTGACTATAATTCAGACGTTTGGCACATATATAACAATCCATTAGAAAAGAAGAGAGCATGTAATTCATGGAACTTTTTTCCACGAAATGCATATTCTACTTTTTGCTATCTAAACTCACAACAGTTTATTTCTAAACTCAAAAAAATTACTGGCATTAAAAAGTTATATCCTGATGTAGGTTTGCATGGAGGTGGTATGCATCTTCATGGTCAGGGTGATAAGTTGAATATGCATTTGGATTATTCTATTCATCCAAAGTTAAAATTACAGAGAAAACTAAATCTGATTATCTATCTTGGTGAAGGCTGGGATCCTTCATGGGGTGGTCAGTTACATCTACAATCAAAAACTAATACAACAAAGATTGATACACTATTCAATCGTGCAATTATTTTTGACACAACTCAGAATTCTTACCATGGGCTTCCAGATCCTATTCAGTGTCCAGAAGATAAGTATCGTAAAAGTATTGCAGTTTATTATCTAACTGATCCTCCAAAGAATTGTGCAACACATTCAAAGGCAATTTATCTACCAACAAAAGAACAAGAAAATGATCCTGCAGTCAAAGAGTTAATTCGTAAACGTTCTAGTATTATTACCGCTGAGGAAGTTTATAAATATAGAAAGAAATAGTAATAGCGTAGAGCATAATGAGTCAGCAGAAGGCACAACTGATCAATGCTACTGAAAATGTAACCTTATCTGGTGGACTAGATGTAAGTGGTATAACAACTGCTGGCAATTTTATTGGAAGTTTTTCTGGAACAGCAACAGGACTTTCAGGAACACCAAATATTACTCTTGGTATAGTAACAGCAACATTGTATGGTGATGGAAGTAATTTAGATAATGTTGGATCACCTGCATGGACCGCACAATCAACTACATCAATATCAGGTACAACAACAATTGATCTTTCTGCTGGTAATGCAATTTATTTTACCCACAATACTGATACAACAGTTGCATTTGCAAATACTGAATCAGTACAAAAAGTTCAATTTATTCGCAAAAAAGACGAAACTACGACTGCTCGATCTATTACATGGCCTGCATCTATTATATGGAATGGTGGTACTGAACCCACATTAATTGACAGTAATAGTCCAGATGCTATTCAGGTCTTTAATTTAACCACAAGAGACCAGGGTGTTTCTTGGTATGGTTATGAATCACTGCAGAATGATCCTGCAGATGTTGCTACATCAGGAGTTTTATACTCTTGGGGTAGAAATGATTATGGACAGGTTGGAAATAATACTAGGCAGGCATGGCCTAATGGATTTTCATCACCAGCTCAAATTCCAGGAAATCAATGGTTAGAAATCTCAAGAGGAAGAAACAGAGGTTTTGGTATTAAATCAGATAGCACATTATGGGCGTGGGGTGAAAACACTCAAGGTAGATTGGGATTAAATAACGAAATCCACTACTCATCACCAGTTCAAGTTTCAGGAACAGCATGGAATGTTATTAGTAATGGATATCATTCAACATATGCAATTAAAAGTGATAAAACATTATGGGGTTGGGGACGTGCTGATGATGCTGGAGAATTAGCTCAAGGTGATAGAATAAGTCGTTCATCACCAACACAAATTCCAGGAACACAATGGACTTTTGTATCCGGAGGTGAGTATTATGCTTCGGCCATAAAAGATGATGGAACATTATGGACTTTTGGATATAATCAGCAAGGTCAGTTAGGTCTTAATAGTATAGTATCATATTCATCACCTGTTCAAATTCCAGGAACATGGTCTAAAATTGATAATTCTAGATACCATCAGATGGCACAAAAAACTGATGGTACATTGTGGGTTTGGGGAAATAATGACGGTCAATTAGGTCAAAATAGTAGAGTAACATATTCATCACCAGTTCAAGTTTCAGGAACACAATGGAGTGATTTTATCAGTAACGCTACAAGTGGACCAGTACTTGCATCCAAAACTGATGGAACATTCTGGATCTGGGGAGGTAATGCTAATGGTCAATTAGGGCAAAATGACATGGTGCAATATTCATCACCTGTTCAACTTCAAGGAAATTGGGTGATGCCAGATAGAAACTCATATGATCATGGAATCTCGATGATGGGATTGACCAAAACTGATGGAACATTTTGGGTGTGGGGTCGTAGCTATGCGGGAGGTTTTGGTCTAAATGGAACTGCAGGAACAAGCCTTGGATACTCATCACCAATTCAACTTCCAGGAACAACTTGGACGAGCGTGGCTATCTATGGTTATCAAACATTAGCAAAGCAAAGTGTTGTTAGTGTTGCACGTACTGATTATGAAGTATATGCCTGGGGTAATAATACTAATGGAAGTCTGGGTCTTAATGATACAATGCATCGTTCATCACCAACTCAAATTCCGGGAACCCAATGGGATGGTAAAGGTAAAGGTGGAGAGAACAATTCTATAATACTGACAAAAACTGATAATACATTATGGTCAATAGGAGACAATGTATCAGGAGATCTTGGTCTTAATGATGTAGTACCTCGTTCATCACCAACACAAGTTCCAGGAACAGAATGGGATTATCCCATCAATTCATATACTGGGCATTTTGCATTCAAGACTAACGGAACATTATGGTCATGGGGACTGGGTGGTGGTGGTCACCTTGGTCATAATGATACAGTAGATCGTTCATCACCAACTCAAATTCCGGGAACATGGAGCACACAAGATGGATCTATAGGAGGTGGAGCTCGTATTCTTGCTATAAAAGATGATGGAACATTATGGGCATGGGGAAATGATGTTGGTGCTGGAATCCTCGGACTTAATGGTAATGTACAACGTTCATCACCACATCAAATTCCTGGAACATGGGCTTCTGTACATCCAGCTTATTGGGCTAGTTTTGCATTCAAGACTGATGGAACAATGTGGGCGTGGGGTCTGAATGACCATGGAAACTTTGGAGCCAATTTTATAGGATCGCGTTCATCACCAGTTCAAGTTCCAGGAATACAATGGTCTGATATAAAATCAGTATCTAGTGGAAACTATCAGAATATGTCAATTGTAAAAACTGATGGTACATTATGGGCGTGGGGTTATGGTAGTATTTACGGTGGTTGGAATTCATCAGCTCCCCGTTCATCACCAGTTCAACTTCCAGGAACACAATGGACTCGTGTCAAAACTTTGGGTGGATATGGATTCATAGCAACTAAAGATGATGGAACAACATGGGTATGGGGAAATAATAGTAATGCTGAATTGGGCCTAAATGATAAAACACCTCGTTCATCACCACATCAAATTCCAGGAACAAACTGGTATGGAGTTGATGATGGTGTCGCGTCGGGACAGGTTCTATTCAAACCAAGTTCATAAATAACTAAAAAACACCATGAGTCAGACAAAGGTACAATTAATACAACCAGTTGGAATAATGACTGCACCAGGGGTGAATGTTTCTGGTACTTTGACTGCTACTACTTTTGATGGAAACCTTGTTGGTGCAGCAGGGTCAATTATAGGAACTCCAAATGTTAATGCAGGTATTGTTACTGCAGTGAGTTTTTATGGAAATGGTGAAAATCTAACAGGTGTTGCAGGATCTACATTCATTGGTGTTGTGACTGCAGCACAATCTGGAACGACAACAATTGACTTGTCGCTTGGAAATATAATTTACTTTACGCAAGATACAAATACAACAGTTGCATTTGCAAATACTGAATCAGTTCAGGTTGTTGATTTTATTAGAGATAAGGATGCAACAACTGATGCAAGAACAATTACTTGGCCAGCATCCATTATCTGGAACGGTGGAACTGAACCTACATTGATCGATAGTTCTCAAGCAGGTGATGTACAAATCTTTAAACTCATAACTAGAGACCAAGGTGTTACTTGGTATGGTTATGAAACAATGAAGAATGATCCTGCTGAACCAATTAGTTTGTTTTTATGGGGCGATAACACTTATGGTGAATTGGGACAAAATAACTTAGTAAAACTTTCATCACCAACTCAAATTCCAGGAACGGGATGGAGTTATCTAAGTATTGGTGGAGGTAGTCAAAGTAGTGTAGGTGTAATCAGAAATGATGGAACATTATTGGCGTGGGGCGAGGACGGTCAGGGAATTCTTGCCCAGTCTGACCCCTATGTTCCACGTTCATCGCCAGTACAAATTCCAGGAACTGAGTGGTCAAGAATTCAGGTGAATCGTTATGCTGCTACCTTCGCAACCAAAACTGATGGAACAGTATGGGCGTGGGGAGATAATTCAATTGGTCACTTAGCCCAAAATGATAGAGTGTATCGTTCATCACCAATCCAAGTTCCAGGAACATGGAATAATGAGTCATTAAGTGCAAATTATGGATCTGGATTCTGTAAAAAAACTGATGGAACACTGTGGGCGTGGGGATATAATTATTATGGTGATCTAGGTATTAATGATAGAGCACATCGTTCATCACCGGCTCAAATTCCAGGAACTCAGTGGGCAACAGTAAAAGCAACTTATGGTATCACTTTAGCAACCAAAACTGATGGAACATTATGGTCATGGGGAAACCTACAAGGACTTGGTATTAACAGTTCTTCCAATCATAGACGTTCATCACCAACTCAAATTCCAGGAACACAATGGGATACTGGAGAATTTGCTTTAGGGGGTGATAGATATGTACTTAGAGCTCTTAAAACCGATGGAACACTATGGTCTTGGGGATTCAATGGTAATGGGCAATTGGGTCAAAATAATGTAGTGCATTATTCATCACCAACTCAAATTCCAGGAACCTCATGGAAAGCTGTAAACGTTAGTGCCAGTCACAATCAATCATATGTTGGAGGTCTTTGTACCAAAACTGATGGAACATTGTGGACATGGGGTAGCAACAGTGCTGGTAGATTAGGTCTTAATGATACAATAAATCGTTCATCACCAATTCAACTTCCAGGAACAGGATGGAAAGACAATCTTTGTTCTGGAGTATCTTCAGGTGCAATTAAACAATAAATAACTAAAAAACACCATGAGTCAACAAAAGGCACAATTAATTTCACCTATAGATACGTTTACTCCGCCAGGAATTAATGTGACTGGTGCTGGTATTGTAACAGCAACATCTTTTGTTGGTTCTGGTGGTACTGTTACTGGTCTTGCTGCCGGAGCAAATGTTACTGCAGGTGTTGTTACTGCAACATCATTTTATGGTGATGGATCAAACCTAGATGGGGTTGCAGCAGCAGGATATGTAGGACAAACAACAGCAGCACAATCAGGTACAACAACAATTGATCTTTCTGCTGGTAATGTAATTTACTTTACGCAAGATACTGATACTACTGTTGCATTTGCAAGTACAGAATCAGTACAAGAACTTTTCTTTATAAGAGTAAAGGATGATACAACTGATGCAAGAACTATTACTTGGCCAGAATCTATCATCTGGAATGGTGGATCTGCTCCTACATTAATTGATAGTAGTAGTGCTAATGATGTGCAGATCTTCAATTTAACCACAAGAGACCAAGGTGTTACTTGGTATGGTTATGAAGCAATGCAATATGATGCTCCTCCACCAGGTCTTAATGCAGAATTATTTGTAGCGGGACAAGGATCTTATGGTCAGTTAGGTCAAAATTATACTACTCATCGCTCATCACCAGTTCAAATTCCAGGAACAAATTGGAGGGAAATTAATACAACTTTGCAAGCAGTTTATGGAATAAAAAGTGATGGAACATTATGGGTATGGGGTCGCAATTCTGAGGGACGTTTGGGTATAAACGATCCATCCGATGATATTTCATCACCGATCCAAATTCCTGGAACCCAATGGGTTAAAACTACTCATCCTTATAGTGCTTGTTTAGCATCTAAAGATGATGGAACATTGTGGGCGTGGGGTAATAATGATAGTGGGCAATTGGGCATAAATGATAGAGTACATCGTTCATCACCAGTTCAAGTTCCAGGAACAAATTGGGTTCTTGCAAGAAACAGTGCTAATGATGGTGGAAACGCATTTTTTGCATTCAAAACTGATGGTACATTATGGACATGTGGCAATGATAGATACACTGGACAGAATGTAAGTTATTATACTTCTTCACCAGTTCAAGTTCCAGGAACACAATGGGATAGTGATAATTTTAAATCTAACACGGCTTATTGTATGGCAGGTATGAAAACTGATGGATCATTATGGGTGTGGGGAATGGGTGATAGATTGGGTACTAATGTCACATATGGCAATTATTCATCACCAATTCAAATTCCAGGAACCCAATGGAAAACTATTGCAGGATCCCAAGGAACTGCTGCAACTAAAACTGATGGTACATTATGGACATGGGGAGTAGGTACTTATGGTTATCTTTCTCATAATGATCATGTAAGTTATTCATCACCAAAACAAGTTTCAGGAACCCAATGGAATGAAGCTATAGCTGGTAATTATTTTTTACAAGCAACCAAAACTGATGGTACATTTTGGGTGTCTGGATATAATGAAAATGGTAGACTTGGTTTGAATGATGTAATACCTCGTTCATCACCAGTACAAATTCCTGGAACAAATTGGTATGTTGGAATGTCTGCAGAAGCTACTACATTTGCCTTTAGAGGAACAGTCTCATAAGGCACTTCATAAATAACTAAAAAGTAGGCATAATGGCACTTAATTTTCCAGATAATCCCAGTCTAAATGATACATATAGAGATAGTACTTCTGGTTTTACATATACCTGGAATGGGACTGTCTGGATAAGTACCGTTGATAGAAAGATTGGCAATATAAAACAGGTTGATGACATTTCTGCTTCTTTCGATGGAAGTGAAGCGGTTTTTGATTTCTTATGTAATGGAGAAGTAATTGCTCCATTAGAAACTAATAAGACAATTGTTAGTCTTGGTGGTGTTTTACAGAATCCAGGTGATGATTACTCTGTATTTGGTACGCAGATTACATTTTCAACACCACCAACTAATGGTCTGACATTCTTTGCTCAGGTATTACAAACTGATCAATCAAAATCAACATTACCTAATGCAAGTGTAGGCCCAGAAGCACTATCAACTGGTGGATTCTCATGGAATTCCTCTGGTGATTTTATTGTAAGTGGCATTTTAACATCTGGAACGAGTAGTGTTACTCTTGATGGAGATGCAAATCAGATTACTGTAGGTACTGCAGGTACGATTAATGAAAGTGGTATTGATATCGTTGGTATTATCACTGCAGGATCATATGTTGGTGATGGATCTAATTTAGATGGTATTGTTGGTGGACTTGGAACTGATGGAAGTGCTAATACATCAGGTATTATTACTGCAACATCATTTACAGGAGACGGTAGAAATCTAACTGACGTAGGTGGATATCTTGCAGGATTAATCTACAACCCTGGTATTGGTGCAACACAAGCAGCAACTGATACTGGTATTGGTATTACATTTACCAAATCCATTACAAAAAATACTGGAGTTATCAATTTAAGAGAGAATTCAATTAGTGGTACGATTGTAGAAAGTTTTGATGTCGCAACTGTAGGATCAAGTTCTACTATTGCAATTTCTGGAGCAACACTTTCCATTACACCAGACTCAACTCTTGGTACAGGTACAACATACTTTGTTGAGGTTCCTGCAAATACAGTCAGAGATAGTTATGATACTGGTGGAAACTTAGGCATTACAAGCTTTACCTTTGTAACTGCTTTAACATTACCTTATAGTGATCCATTTGATGGAACTTTCCAACTTTATACAACAGGTTCTGGTAGTAGTGGAGTTCTTGGTCACAATAACTCCGGAATAAATTATTCATCACCAAGACAAATTTCAGGGGATTCATGGCGATATGCTGTCAATCAAAGGAATTCGGCAATTGCAACCAAAACTGATGGATCACTATGGAGTTGGGGAGATGGTAGTGGTTATGTATTAGGTCATAATAATCTTACACCTTTTTCATCGCCAAAACAAATTCCAGGAACCCAATGGAATGATATTGCTATGACTGCTCAAACTTCAAAGGCTGCAATGGCAACCAAAACTGATGGAACATTATGGACGTGGGGAACCAATGGCCACGGTCAACTTGGACACAATAACATTAACGATAATGGATCACCAGTTCAAGTTCAAGGAACCCAATGGAAAGTTGCTTTTGGTGAAGCTAATGAAGGTACATCGTCGGCATTTGCTTTCAAAACTGATGGAAGCCTATGGGGATGGGGTTCTAATAGTGGTGGATCGCTTGGTCAAAATAATGAAGTAACTTGTTCATCACCAGTTCAAATTCCAGGAACATGGGAAACTGAAAATGGTCGATTCTATTTCTCAAGGGGAGTATTTGCAATAAAAGAAGATAACAGTCTGTGGGCATGGGGATATAATGGTAATGGAAACTTGGGATTTAATGATACGGCACAACGTTCATCACCAAAACAAGTTCCAGGTGAATGGAATATGGTTACTTCTGGACAAGCCAATTTTGGAATTAAAACAGATGGGACACTATGGTGCATAGGTGGAAATGGCAGCAATGGAAGTATACCTTTAAACATTGCTGACGTACCTCGTTCCTCTCCAATTCAAATTCCAGGAACACAATGGGAAACAGTTCAGGGTGGTAACTATTTCTATGTCGCAACTAAGACTGATGGATCACTCTGGATGTGGGGATATAGTGCTCCCGGAAGATTTGGAAACAATAATGGTCTAACCACTTCATATTCATCACCAATCCAAGTTCCAGGAACCCAATGGGCTTATGGGGTCGTTGCTGAAGGTTCAACATTTTTGATGAAGAACTACTCATAAATAACTAAAAAAGTGTAGGAATAATGGCTCTTAATTTTCCAGACAATCCAGCCACAAATGAATACTTCACTGATAATACGTCAGGTTTTACCTACCAGTGGAATGGAACTGTATGGATTTCTGTTGCATCCACACAAACAACATCATTAAAAGAATTTGATGATATATCGAGTTCTTTTAATGGATCCACCACGACATTTTCACTAACATTTGCAAATGGATCAACAAAGGTTTATCCTTTAAGTGTTAATCAAATCACTATTGTTATTGGTGGCATCTTACAAAATGCTGGTGATGACTTTACAATCTCTGGAGATCAGATAACATTTACAACTGCACCAGATGCAGGTCTGACTTTCCAAGGTATGTTCTATGGATCATCAGTATCCATGAATAGTGTTGCTGCAGGATCAATTACTACATCCTCACTTAGTACTGGTGGTCCTATATGGAACGTTGGAGGAGATGTAACTGTTGCTGGTATTGTTACTGTTGGATCAAGTAGTGTTGTTATTGATGGTCCATCAAATGAGATAAGAGTAGGAACAGGAGCCACAATAAATGCAAGTGGTATTGTAATTGGTGGATCTGGTATCGTTACTGCAACAACATTCTATGGTGATGGATCTAATTTAGATGGTGTTACCAGTGGAATTGGAACCACAGATAGTGTTAATACATCTGGTATCATTACTGCATCATCATTTAGTGGATCTGGAGCAGAACTTACAAATATTGGCGGACAAATGCACGCCATTTCATACAGTCCTGGCATTGCTGCAACAGGAGTAGGTGCAACGTCAAATATCGTTATTACTTTCAACAAACCAGTTAAGGCTAATACTGGAACCATCACACTCAAAGAAGGTGCTGCTGATGGATCAACAGTAGAAAGTTTTGATGTAGCAACTAGTGATAATATTACAATCAGTGGTGGTCAAATTACAATTAATCCAGCTTCTAATTTTAGTTTCTCTACATCAATTTATGTTGCAGTTCCTGCTGGTTCTTACAAAGATATACTGAATACTTCATCATCTCCAGGAATTTCAACTTATTCCTTTGAAACTGAAGGGGTAACTTATACTGATCCATTTGATGGAACTTTCCAACTTTTTGCATCAGGTTCTGGTAGTAGTGGAGTTCTTGGCCAAAACAATCAAGGAATATCTTATTCATCACCAGCCCAGATTTCAGGGAATTCATGGCGATACGTCACTAATCAAAGGAATTCGGCACTTGGAACTAAGACTGATGGAACACTGTGGGCATGGGGGCAAGCTAATGGTGGTATATTAGGATTATCTAATAATGAACATCGCTCATCACCAACTCAAATTCAAGGAACCCAATGGAATGATATTTTCATGGGTGGTGCCACAAGCAGGTATGCATTGGCAACCAAAACTGACGGAACACTATGGGGTTGGGGTGAGAATGGATATGGTAATCTTGGATTAAATAACACCACTGATTACCAATCACCAGTTCAAATTCAAGGAACCCAATGGAAACTTTCTGGAGTTCAGGAATGTAATGAAGGCGATCGAATGTCATATGCTTTCAAAACAGATGGAACAATGTGGGTATGGGGAGATAATGGTTACGGTAATCTTGGCCAAAACACTACAATATCTTATTCCTCACCAATTCAAATTCCAGGAACATGGTCAAGTAAAAATGGTCAATCTCATAAACAAAGACCAATGATGGCCATAAAAGAAGATAACAGTCTGTGGGCATGGGGATATAATGATCATGGAGAATGTGGTATAAATGATCTAGTAAGACGTTCATCACCACACCAAATCCCAGGTGAATGGAAGTTTACTAGTGCTGGTCAAGTTACTTTTGCAATTAAAACAGATGGAACACTATGGGCTCTAGGTGGAAATGGTGGAAGTGGGGGATTTGCTCAAAATAGCACCACAGTTAACTATTATTCATCACCAGTACAAATTCCAGGAAATCAATGGGAAATGGTTAGTGGTGGTAACTATTTCTATTGTGCAACTAAGACTGATGGAACATTCTGGATGTGGGGTAATCAAAGCCCTGGAAGATTTGGACTTAATGATAGTGGCTCTGTGCAGTATTCATCACCAGTACAAGTTCCAGGAACCAAATGGGCTTATGGACAAGTTGCTGAAGGTTCAACATTCTACTTGAAGGATTATCCATAAATAACTAAAAAAGTGTAGACAATAATGGCACTATCATTTCCTGGAAGTCCAAGTGTAAACCAAATTCATGTTGATACTGCATCAGGGAATGTGTATCAATGGAATGGTACCGTTTGGATTAACTTCAATACTCAAAATCCAAAAAATATAAAGGAACTTGATAATATATCAGGGTCCTTTAATGGATCTGATACAACCTTTGCATTAACTTCTGGAAGTTATCCTATTACTCCAGTAAGTGATGCTCAAGTCATTATCAGTCTTGGTGGTGTTGTACAAGAAGCAGGAACAGATTATACAACATCAGGAAGTAATATTACATTTACAACAGCACCTGATGCAGCATTGACCTTCTATGGTCTTGTATTTGGTGGTAAAGTTCAGATGTCATCTGTAGATGATGGATCTATATATGGTTACAACTTAACATCTGGAGGCCCAAATTGGGATACTGCAGGTAACATTACTATCACTGGTATTGCAACCATTGGAACTAGTAGTATCGTAGTAAATGGATCTACAAATAGAGTCACTATTGGATCAGGTGCAACAGTAAGTTCTGATGGTATTACTGCTGGTATTGTTACAGCATCAGTATTCTATGGTGATGGATCGGGTTTAGAAGGTGTCGTTGCTGGTATTGGAACCACAGGTAGTATCAATACAACAGGAATCATTACAGCTACATCATTTAGTGGTGATGGATCAGGACTGACGAACATTGGTGGTGCATTAGAACCTCTTGTCTATAGTCCTGGTATTGGTGCAACTGGAATTGCAGCAGATACAAATATTGTTTTAACGTTTCAAAAACCAATCTCAGCAAATGTTGGTATTGTTACGATTCAAACAGAAGAATTATCATACACCCAGGCAATTACATCTCCAGGAGCTGGTCTCTATGGTGTAGCAGGAAATGATAGAAGTGGTGCTGTAAGTGGAAATAATGTAACTATTACAGTAAATGTTGGTGATACACTCATATTCAGCAATAGTGTGTACGGAGATCACCCACTGTATATTAGGGTCAGTGATGGTGGTGCAAGTGTAAGTGAAGGCACACTAACAGGAGAAGGAACAGCAACCACAACCTGGGATACTTTTGGAGTTACACCAGGAACATATTATTATCAGTGCAGTATTCACCCTGCAATGATTGGGGAAATTGTTGTTCAAGATAATGTATCAGAAAGATTTGATGTTGCTACTGTTGGATCTAGTTCAACAATCTCTATTGACAATGCAACTTTAACAATTAATCCTGCAACCGATCTTGGTATTGGTGGTACAAACTATTATGTACTGTTCCCTGCAAATGCATTCCAAGATACAATGAGAACCAGCGATAGTGTTGGTATTTCAAGTTATTATTTTGGAACTGTTGCTTTAACTAGTCCAGCATATAGTTTGTATATGACGGGTGATAATCTATATGGACAACTGGGACAAGGTGATATAATAAAACGTTCATCACCAGTTCAAGTTCCAGGGACACAATGGAAAAATATTCATACTGATATAATGCAGGAATGTATAACAGCAGTTAAAACAGATGGAACTCTTTGGGCATGGGGACTTAATCAGAATGGAGAATATGGTGCAAATGATAGAGTAGATCGTTCATCACCAGTTCAAGTTCCAGGGACACAATGGGAAGGTGGATTAAAAACATACGGAACTACTATAGCCAAAAAGACTGATGGAACATTATGGACATGGGGAAATGATAATAATGGTAAACATGGTGTTAATGATCAAGGTATAAGTCGTTCATCACCAACTCAAGTTCCAGGAACAGAATGGGGTGTACCGGCTGTTGGAAGAGATTCAATGTATTGCACAAAAACTGATGGAACATTGTGGTCATGGGGATATGATTACATGGGAGCCCTGGGTTGGACCAACAGCAGCGCCAGCGTTCCTAGGTCATCACCAAATCAAATTTCAGGAACAGAATGGAAATATGCAGTAGGTGGGTATTCTAGAGCTATGGCACTTAAAACTGATGGAACTCTTTGGGGATGGGGAATTAATCAAACTTATGGTGGTTTGGGTCTCAATGATGTAGTAAATCGTTCATCACCAACACAAGTTCCAGGAACATGGACTGATGTGTCATCAGGTAATTACCATTGTCTTGCTAGTAAGGGAGATGGATACCTATGGACATGGGGAATAAACTCCAACGGTTCTTTGGGTCTTAATAATGATGCATATTATTCATCACCAATTCAAATTTCAGGAACTCAGTGGACTAATGAATTTAGATGTACTAGATATGGAAGTCGTGCTAAGAAGACTGATGGAACATTGTGGGCGTGGGGTCTTGGTGCTTATGGTGGAGAAGTTGGTAATAATACTAGTGAGATTGCATATTCATCACCAATCCAAATTCCAGGAACACAATGGAAACTTGGAAGTGTTGGTATAAGTACATATCAAAATAGTAATATGCAGTTTAATGCTTACCTTAAAGATGAGTGATAAATAACTAAAAAGACATCATGGCAGTTAATCCAGTCATTAACATATCAATCCCACAGGGTTCAGATTTTTCTGAAACATTTGTTTCAACTGAATCAGATGGATCTGCATCCAACCTTGCTGGATATAGTGCTGCTGCGAAAATGAAGAAGCACTCAGGTGCTTCTGCTTCTACATCATTCTCAATTTCTATTACAGCATCAATTGGTGAAGTTACTATTTCTTTGACAGATACACAAACAACTGATCTAGATCCAGGAAGATATTATTATGATGTTGTTTTGACATCAGGTTCTGGATCAAAATCAAGATTAGTTGAGGGAATGGCCTTTGTAAGAGCAGGAATTACCACTTAAGAATTATGGCAGTAGTTAAAAAAATACAGTCTGTTTCAAAAGTAATTCAAAAGAAGCAACCAGAAAAACCTCCAGTTAGATCTATAAGGCAACCTTCTCAAATAGGGGAGATGGGTGATGTTGCATTTGGAACTTTAGATGATTCAAAAGATGGTCTTCTTGTTTCTTATGATAGTACATCAGATAAATTTGTTTTAATTACACCCGATGAAGTTTTATCTGCATCATCTGAAGATGAAGATTTACCTGATGATTTTATTTCTGAATTAGAAACAGAATTAGATTTAGGCACGATTCAAATTGATAATCTAGATGGAGGCTCGTTCTAATGCCAACTAGATTTAGAGACTTATCTGATACAGATTTGCAAAATCTAAGTAGTGTAAATAACAAAAACGTACTTAAGTTTAATTCAACAACTAATAAATTTGATGTTATAACTGCAGACTCAATTGTAAGTGCCGCAGCAACATCAATACCTCAGGAATTTGTAGATATTGTTGAAGAAGAAATTGACATTAACAACGTGGGTTTTAGTGGTTTAGATGCTGGGACTTTTTGAGTAATAAATAATAATAACTTAAAAATCAATAGATAAGCATGGCTTCTCCAGTAATTCAGTTTAAGAGGGGTGCCTTTAGCAATCTTCCTGCTTTGCAGGCTGGTGAACCCGCCCTTACTACAGACACACATGAACTATATGTTGGTCTAAACAGTACCTCTGCAGGTAATAAGTTCTTTGGTTCACATCGTTATTGGACTAGAGAAGCAAGTTCAACAGGTAGTGGTGTAAATCTAGTTGAAGGAACCTCAAATGGTTCTCATTATGTAACAATTAAGTCACCAGATTCTCTTGCTGGTTTTGTTACATTCACAATGCCTGGAACTGATGGTTCCAATGGTCATGTCTTAACTACAAATGGTTCTGGAGCCCTTTCATTCTCTGAACCAGCAGCATCAAGTTTTACTCTTGCTGCTGATAGTGGAACAAGTGATTCATTCAATACTGGAGAAACTCTCACCTTTACTGGTGGAGAGGGTATTGATACTACAGTAAGTGATAATACAATCACGATTGCTGCAGAAGACGCGACTGAAACAAATAAGGGTATTGCATCTTTCGATGGTACAGACTTTACTGTCACATCTGGTGATGTTACTGTAAACGCAGAGAGAATACAGGACATTGCTGGTGCAATGTTCTCTTCCAATACAGAGACAGGTATTACTGCTACCTATCAAGATGGTGATGGAACTATTGATTTAGCAGTTTCAATTAGTGCTAGTGAAGTTGCTGCCGGTACTCTTGTCACTGAGTCTGAAGGAATTGGTTCTAATGATAATGATACAACTCTCCCAACATCTGCTGCAGTAAAAGATTACGTTGATACTCAGGTCGCTGCAGTTGATGTTGAGTTTGGAACTGCTGGTGACTCTGGAACTGGTACAGTTAATACATCACAATCACTGACTGTTTCTGGAACCACTAACGAAATTGAAACCTCTGCCTCTGGTCAGGCTATCACAATTGGACTTCCTAATGATGTTACTGTTTCCAATAACTTAACTGTTAGTGGAAACCTTTATGTTAATGGATCCACAACTCAGGTTAATACAGCAACAACAACCATTGAAGACCAACTCCTTGATCTTGGTATGGTTGATGGATCAGCACCTGGATCTGATCTGAACAAAGATATTGGTGTTCTGTTTAACTATTATTCTGGTTCTGCTAAGAAAGCAGCAATTTACTGGGATGATAGCACATCTAGAATTGTTGTTTCTGCAGATGTTTCAGAGTCAACTGGTGTCTTAACAAACAACACTAGTGGTGCATTAGAGGTTGCATCTTTATATGTCAATGGATGTCTTGGAAGTGCAACTGAAGTTATTAGTTGCGATAGTGGATCAATTGTTCTAACAAATGTCACCATTGATGCTGGTACATTCTGATCTTAACTAACATAATCTAAATAGAGGGAGCAAGTCTCCCTCTTTTTTTATGGATGAACAAGATTATAAAAATTTGATTTCAGTTTATCAAACTAAACTATTTGATCAAATCAATCAAAACGTTGCTCTAGAGGCAAGAGAATTAAAATATAGACAAACGATTGAAGCTTTGTCGAAGAAGATTGAACAACTTGAGGCACAACCAAAAGTTAGAACACGCAAATCTTCAAAAACTGAGGAAGAATTTTCCTGATAAATATTACTAACACATCTAGTATATACTAGATTTTAAGGTACATACCACCCATGCGAGGATTGAATGGCTGATCCTATAATTAAGATTAAACGCTCAGCTGTTGCTGGTAAAAAACCAACAACAGGAAATATTAATTTAGGCGAATTAGCTCTTAACACCACTGATGGTGAACTCTATACTCGCAGAGAAAGATCAGGTATTGCCACAGATATTATTAGTCTTGGTGCTGGATCTACAGTTTCCAACGTACTATATGTGACAGAAGATGGAAATGATGATAATACAGGTAAAAAACTAGGTGATGCAAAGGCAACAATCAAATCAGCAGTTGCTAGTGCATCAGCAGGAACAGTAATTAAAATATCTGCAGGTACATATACAGAAGACAATCCAATTGTTTTACCTGCTCAAGTTAGTATTGTTGGAGATAATCTAAGAGAAGTATCAGTTACTCCATCAAATGCTGATGATCTTTTCCATGTAACTAATGGAAACTACATCACAGAACTCTCTTTTGTAGGTTCTGCAAATACTGGTGCAATGATTGCATTTAATCCAGCAGGCGCAGGAAATATAACACAGTCACCATACGTTCAGAACTGCACCAACTTTATTCAAAATAGCACTGGAATGAGGATCAATGGTGCTCATGCAACAGGAAACCTCAAGAGTATGGTGGTTGATAGTTACACACAATACAATCAAGGTGGTATTGGTATATCAATTACAAATGAGGGCTATGCTCAGTTAGTTTCAGTATTCACGATTTGCAATGATGTTGCAATCTATTGTGGATCTGGTGGTCAATGTGATCTAACTAACTCAAATTCATCATTTGGCAACTATGGATTAGTTGCTGAGAGTGTTGGATCTGAGCAATATGTTGGTATTATCACTACAGCAGCATCAGCAAATAATTCTACATTTACGATCGCAGGTGTAGGAACAAATAGACCATATAATGGTCAGACAATGTACTTTGATGATCTGTATTACGAAGTTAATAAGATAACAATTAATGATGGTGGATCTGGATATACCTCAGCCCCAACATTAGTCATTGCAGATCCATCAACTGATTGGGGTATTGCTGCTCAGGCAGTAGCAACACTTACTAATGGTGTTGTTACTTCTGTTGATATTGTTTCAAACGGTAGAGGATATACTTCTACTCCTGGAATCACTACCAGTGGTGGAGGTGGTAGTGGATTATCACTATCTATTGAAACCATAGCAAAATATTATTCTATTGAAAGTGCAACAACTCCTACAAATGGCATTTCAACTGTTACAATAACAGAAAATCTACCATATGCAGTTGGTGTTGGAACTACAGCACCAGTATTCAAGCAAAGTCGTATTTTGGCATCAGGGCATTCATTTGAATATATTGGTTCTGGTGTCACAATCGCAAATGCTCTACCTTCTACTGGTGGAGTTGCTATCCAGGCAAATGAAATTGATATGAGAAATGGTGGCCTGGTTGTTTATACCAGCACAGATCAAGCAGGTAACTTCAGAATTGGTGATGGGGTTGCTATTAACCAAAGCACCGGTGATATTTCTGGTAATGCATATACCAAGAGTTTGTATGCAAACGTAACGCCACTCATCTTAGCATTAGGAGGAAACTAATAAAATGGCACTCGCACTTAACAACTACAAAACAATCACAAAGGTTGCATCAACATCACCAGTGGGTATCTACACTGCACCTACTGGATATAGTGGCATTGTATTACTTGCTCAAGTGGCAAATGTAGGATCAGACACATATACAGTCACAGTATCTCATGAGAGATCATCAACAGGAACAGCAGTTACAACAGAAATTGTAAAAGACTTTCCTGTTGCAGCAAATGACACTGCAAGTATTGTAAATGGTAAATTGGTGTTAGAACCAAGTGATGTAATTGTTTTATCGGCAAATAATGCAAGCAATGTGAAGTGCATTGTTAGCGTATTGGAGACTCTGAACTGATATGTCTAAGTTTCTAAGCGGCCGAGAACGAGAACTCAAAGTTGGTATTGTATCTTATAGTGAGAATAAGACAGTATTAGAGGTCGTTGGCAACTCTAATTTTACTGGAATTGTTACTGCAACATCTTTTTATGGTGATGGTAGCAATTTAACTAATATTCCTGCTGGTGGCATTTCAATTTCAACTACTGCACCAGGATCACCATCTTCAGGATCTTTATGGTACAATTCTGAAGAAGGTAGAACTTTTGTTTATTATAATGATGGAAGTAGTGCTCAATGGGTAGATGCATCTCCATCAAATGCTTCAGGTGGAAGTAGTAGTGGATCATCAACAGTTTCTATTGGTCAAACTGCTCCAGGAGATCCATCCTCAGGAGATCTTTGGTACAGTACAGACTTTGGTAGAATATTCGTTTACTATGATGAACCAACATTAGGTATTGGATCTACTTCTGTATGGGTTGATGCTGCACCATATAGTTCTCCAGAAGAGGAAGAGGAGGTAAATCTAGGCCCAGGAAAAGCAGAAAAAACAGCAACTGCAACTCAAGGACAACAAACATTCACTATTTCTGGAGGATATACTGCAGGCAATATAGATGTGTATCTAAATGGTATTAGATTAAATCCAAGTGAATTTATTGCAAGTAATGGATCTACAGTCGTTCTTGCAACTGCAGCAAATGAAGGAGACGTATTTGATCTTGTCGAATATACAATGGGTATTGGTAATACAGGCCCTGCTGGTCCTGCTGCTGCACTATCAATAGGAACAAGGTCTGGAGTTATTACACAAAATATCTCTGGAATTGCCTTTACAGTATCACTAAGATCTGGAATTGGCACTGTCAATATCTAAATACAAATAAAAGATACTGAAATGGGAAAAACAAGACAATCTGCAAATTTAGTATCAAAGGGAAATATTTTCTCTGATGTTGCACATAGTCGTGTTGGAATTCAATCATCAAGTCCAACATCAGCATTAGATGTTAACGGAGAAATTAAAGAAAAGGGAAGTGGTGTCACTACCAAATCATTTTTTCATAGTTCTTTTAACTAGTTAAATATAAATACAACAGATTAGAGTATTTTTTACATGGCGTCCGGCATCTTAGGGCAAGTAGGAATTTCTACAGCATCAACAAATCACACTGTTTATACTGTACCGGCATCCACTCTTGCTGTCACAAACATCAATATTTTAAATAGATCTGCGTCAGCTGCAACTGTAAGACTGGCTATTTCTGCAAGTGATACTCCAGTAAATGCAGAGTATATTGAATATGAAGCGTCACTGAGTGCTCAAGGTGTTTTAGAAAGGACAGGTGTTGTAATCAATTCCTCAAAGAATGTAGTTGCATATGCATCAACCACTGATGTTTCTGTGGCAGTTTATGGTATCGAAGAATCCGCATAAGAGGTAAAATACTATGGGAAGATTTTTAGGAACTGCAGCTGGCAGAACAAAAGGATCCTCTGGAGGAGGCGGCGGTGGCGGTGGAAGCGGCGGTGGTGTATTTTCTAACGTAAAAGTTTTCTCTACTCCAGGATCAACAACATTTGATGTACCATCAACTTCAACTAATGTAAAAGCAATTGTAATTGGTGCAGGATCTTGTTATAGAACAGGAACATACTGCCATGTATCTACTAATTGTTGTTCTGGGGTTGCATTCCCTATATCAACATACTCAATGTGCTTTACTGGTCACTTAACTGGTGCTGGTGGGGGATATGCAGAAAAGACATTCGCCTCAGATGAAGATGTACCAGGAAAAACATTAACAATTAATGTTGGATCTGTTGGTGGATTAAGTGCCAGTAGTGTTGCTGGTGATGGATTCACTACTATATCTGCAGCAAATGCAACAGAAGCTGCACATACTTGGGCGTGTACTAGTAATTCGACAGCAAGAGATGCATCAAATGATAATCCAGTTGCCTTTGGTTTTTCCCTTCCTGTTTGTGGTTATGCAAATAATATCTCTGGATATTACAATAAGGGTGGAACTGCAACCGGAGGAGACGTTAATAGAACAGGTGGAGATGGTCTTTTAATTCCAGAATTTTTATATGATTCTTGTGTTGATGGTATTAGAAGTTCTGGAGGTGGTGGAGTCGGTGGTAATCAAAGTGCCTGTTGGATTAACCCAACAGTAACTTGTGCATGTGCAAATAGAGGATATCACAGTACATTTGGTGGATCTCAGTTTGGTGGAACTTCATTGACAAGTTGTTATTGTTATTATCTTTGTAGTGGTATCACTAATCTTTGTGCATGTGTCCAAGCAGATTCTAACGTATCTGAATATGTTTTTAAAGGTAGAAATCAAAAGGATTCTACTCATGGATTTGTTGGATCAGCAACTATTGACAGTACTGCAGATGCCGCTGCAGATTTATTCCATAATGAAACTCCAATGGGAATTGGAGCTCAGGCAGGAACAAGTGCTGATGATGGAAAAGATGGAAGTGCAGAAAGAATAGTCACTGAAGTTGGTGTTAGTAAAACCACTGGAGGAGGTGGTGGTGCTGCTATGCGTATGTGCTATACCTATACCAATTATGGTTATGATTATTCCTTTGGTGGAAATGGCTGCTCATATATTTGTACTGATGTACTTCCTGGATGCTTCTCAAATTGTTCATCATTTACAGGAACATTAGGTAGTCAAACTTGGTGCTACTGCTGCATGGGATTTGCATATACCTATTATTTTGGAACAGCACAATCTGGAAATGCTCATTGCTTCTGTATGCCATATGGATTAGCTCATGAGTCTGGAAATACAGTAAATTACAAGAGATCACACAACTTAGGATTTGTTCAAGATAAAACTGCAAATTATTCAGAAGAGTATATTATTCCAACATCCACACTAGTTGATGAAAATGATGCAAATATTTCTGATATTGCTTATGGTAATGGTGCAGGTATTACAACCAGTGCTGGTTATGGTGGTGGAGGAAATAGAAAATATCCTGCTGCAGGAAGTGGCGTAGTCGTACTATTATACTGAGGTAAGTAAATGAGTTACATAAGAACAAAACAGAATATCTATGGAATTGATATTGTAATTGATATCTCAACAAATGAAAACTTTGTAAGAACTAGTGGACTAGAGTGGACTGAAATATCATCTGGATCACCTGCAATTGGCGATTATTACTATAATAATCAATTCATCAATATTGATTCAGATAATTATTCTATCATTCGTGATTTGATTCATACTCAAGAAGAACCAAATAGAGTAGCAAGAGAAGAAGAAGAGGCAAGAAGATTAGCAGAATTGCAAGCAGAAATTGATGCAAATGCACCTGCAGCACCAACTCCTGTTGAAGCACCTGATCAAACTATCAATCCAGCAGATCTTCCAAGACCAGTAGCTTCTGCATCTTTATATGCAGATATTGAATCAACTCAAGAATTATATGATAATTGGACTCAAGTAAATGCTAACCTAAAAACTCTGATCAATGCTCTGGAAACTGGAAGTCCAACAGTTGATAATACTGCTAAGACTGCAACATTTAGCACTCCTGTAGAATTTTCTGATGGAGTTGCTCAGAGTATATTTAAATATCATGTAGATGAAGATTTTAGTGATTATCTACAATATCTCAAAGATACTGATGGACATCAAAATGATATGATAGTACGCATGAGAACTGATTTAGGAATCTCAACTACATAGTACAGTATTATGGTTTTGTGAATGAAGAAGGTTTTTGTCATTAATGGTGGTGCAGGGAGAGTAATATGTGCATTGCCAGCATTGCAGAAATACTATAAGAATCATGGTCCAGATTTTTATATCTTATCAGAATCTGGAATAGAATTTTTCGTCGGTCATCCAGAACTTCAAGATTTAGCCTTTGAGTTAAATCATAAGGGTTTGTTTGAGGATATTATCAAACCCAATGATCTGGTAACGATAGAACCATATCGCGAACATGGTTATTACAATCAAAAGAAATCTTTGTCACAATCTTTTGATAAGTTAATAAACAATACAGATGATCATTCTGATTTGGAGAAACCAAAGATTGTTCTCTCTAAAATGGAGGAGATCAATGCACTTGATGCAGTTTCTAATGTAAGAGATTATCATAAAAAGAAAAAGACTATTGTCATTCAACCATTTGGTAGAAGTTGTAGTCTTCACAAAACTGGACATACAATTGATCCATCAAGTCGATCACTATCTACTGATGATTACTTCTATATTTCTGAAAAGATTAGAAGAAAGTATAATCTAATCACATTCAGTGAAATTAAATTTGATAATGATGAGAATATGTATGTGGAGACTAATATTAGACAATGGTCTGCAATCATAGAGGCTGCAGATTATTTTGTTGGTATTGATTCTGTGGGACAGCATATGGCATATGCTTTTAATAAACCAGGAAGTATTATACTTGGATCGACATTTGCAGAGAACATATCATATCCAAAACACTTTAATATCTTAGAGAAGAAAGGAATTAAAAAGAAATATTCTCCAATTAGAATTGATGGTTTGGATGGAGAATTGATAAACAGATATAATGACACTTGTATGGATTTCACCAGAAAAGAATTAGATGACATCACAAATAAGATCCTAGTTGATGCTAAGAAAAAAATTGGAGAATAATCATGTCAGTTATTGTTTCTATTGCTCGTGGTCATAATGGCAGTACCACACTTTTAGTTGATGGTGAGGTAGTTTTTTATCTTGAAGAGGAGAGATTATCTAGAGATAAATGGGATGGAGATCCTCTTTTGGGACTTCAGAAAGTATTTGATTATGTTGATTATATCGATGATTTAATAATATGCCATACTCATAGAGATGGACCAATTTTTGAATGGACCCGTGAAAGTATTTACGAAGGTTGGGTTAGAAAATTAGCAAAGAAAAAGTTTCAGTTTAAAACACATTATATTGATGAAATTCATCATGAAATGCACGCCGCATGTGGATATTACAATTCTGGATTTGAAACTGCTGTTTGTGTAATTGCTGATGGAGCAGGTAGTTTTCTAAAGATTGGGGACATCCAAGAACCTTGCTATGAATTTGAATCAATTATTAGAGTACATAACCCAACTCATTTTGACACTGTATATAAACACATTGGAACGAAAGTACCCATAGGATATACTGAGATAGAACCAGATATACATCTAACAGAATATCCTGGACTCACAAAAATGTATGAAGCAGTCACACAGCACTGTGGGTTTAAAGCTATTGAAGCAGGAAAACTTATGGGTCTTGCTCCATACGGAAAACCAAATGATGATCTACCTGATTTCTTTGTTGATGGTTGGGGGAATAGAAACTTGATTATTCCAACGTATCCAAATGCAGCAACAATCAATATTTCTAGATATAAAATTATTCATGATGATTGTAAGTTGCAGACTCAAGGTGAATACACTGACATTCAAAAAGATCTTGCATACAAAGTTCAGGAAGAAACATCAGATCGTATGGTTGAATTGATTCGTAAGGCTCATGAAATGACAGGAGAGACAAATATTGTCATCTGTGGTGGATATGGTTTGAATTGCGTAGCAAATTATAAGTATGTAAAAGAATTCCCAGACCTCAACATATACTGCGAACCAATCTCTCATGATGGTGGAACATCTATTGGTGCAGCAAAGTATCACTATGCTCATACAACTGAGAGAATTCCAGAACCACAATCTGTAGTTTATTATGGTCCACAATATGATCCAGATAATTATCTAAGAGATCTGAATGATGTTGATGTGGTTGATACTTCCTATGAAGATGTTGCCAAACTCATCAGAGATGGAAACATCGTAACTATCTTCCAAGGTAGATCTGAAGGAGGACCAAGAGCATTAGGCAACAGATCTATTCTATTTGATCCTACAATCAAAGATGGAAAGGATATTGTAAACCAGGTCAAACATCGTGAATGGTTCAGACCATTTGCATGTTCTATTTTAAAAGAAAAAGTTCATGACTGGTTTGATCTTGCAGGTATGGATGAATCTCCCAACATGATGTATGCAGTTGAAGCAAGAGAAGGTGTTGCAGATATTATCCCATCAGTCATTCATGTAGACAATACATGTAGGATTCAGACTGTCACAAAAGAACAGAATGAACACTACTATAACTTAATCTCAGAGTTTGAAAAACTCAGCGAAGTTCCTATTTTATTCAATACGAGTTTTAATCTAGGTGGAGATCCTCTGGTAGAAACTATTGACGATGCAGTTACTACACTTCGCAAAAGTGACATAGAATATATGTATCTACCAGAGATTCAGAAACTAGCTAAGGTTCTTAATTAACTGATAGTATTTTCTCATTGGACATCTTGGAAATGTAATATTGATTCTTTCATATTCATCCTTTGATACTAATTCACAATCGAAGTTAATCTTCTCCTCAGTCATGGGAAATAGTGTCATCAATGGAGTGCCATATGGGATAATCAATTCATATGGTTCTTCTTTTACATCAACAATCAGATGAATGTTTGTTGCTTTCTGATATTTAAAGTCAATGATACCTGGAGCAATGTTGACATTATTTTCCCTTAAATGATTTGTAGAATAATGAGATTCAACGAACACAAACTTTGTTGGTTTGTTGCATTGCATGATCCAAGGATTGTTTAACTTGAATGATGTTTTATTTCTTTGATAAATGTGTTCATACTGAGCCTTTGGATGCTGAGCAAACAATGGTGCTGGGTTGTTGCCCTTAAAAGATCCAGGAAGTTCCTCTACATATCCATTTGGGTGAACTCTTGCATGTAAATGTGCCCACATGCGAAACTTAATTCCACCACCAATAAAGTTCTTAATGCCAGGACAATTCTTGGCAGTTGCCATCTCAAAGTAACTGTTTGATGGTTGATCAAACTCATCATAACTTGGTGGCAATAATCTCATCCAATCAGTCTGATCAGTCTTATTGAATGTTGGTTTATCATTTGTAAATATATCATTCTCCCAAGTATATGCAGTCAACTTGAGTGGTTTCTTAAACATCATTCATCCTCAATAACATTTTTCTTGATCTCAGTCAGGATTTTATTTCTCAGTTTACTCTGAACAAATATCTTATACAAGTAATTTAGTGCCTTGAATGACTTGAAGTATTTGAGTTTCATACAACTCATTGAATGATCAATGATTTCCTGAGTCAGGTAGAACTTCTTGAATTGAATCTTCTCATCAGTCAGGAAGTTTGCATAGATTAGTGGCTCACCTTCATCAGACTTAAATGTATTCTCACCAGGAAATAACTGACATGCAGTTTCAACTGGTCGAAACCATTTAGAGATGTCAAAAGATCCAGGGACATAAAATGATGTCTTACTTGCCTCTGTCCCATGCATATATGGATGCATTGTTTGTATGTGTAGGGGTTTATCAGCAAAGAATATCCAACTGACGCCATAGTTAATCGTCAGTGCATCTTGCATTGAAGGAGCTTTGACTTGTGATGTCATTGCAAGATCATAAATTGCTTTTGGTGGTGCATTAGAAATACATTTACCATTCTCATATCGAAGATCAACAGAGTAAGGATTCCTAAGACAATACATATTCTTCATTGCACCTTTAAATGCATAGCAATTAAAGAAGTTATCTCTAGCATTTGATTGATCTTTATGCACTAGAAGATCAGCATAAACATTATCTAATCCATAGTGTGTTAGATAGTTTTCATCATATGTCTTCTTATCTGCATACCAAGGAGACCAATATACAGTGATCATTATTATATGGTATAGATGATTTGAATACTAACAAAATACAATCAAGATGTCAATGGACAGTTTGATTACTGCACACTCTTGACAAAAAATGGATCATGATACCTTAAACTATGTGGATAACCACAGAGGAGGAATGACCACCACTGAAAAACTAATCTTTATTGCATCATTTATGTGGATGATGCAGTGGGGAACACGAGTCACAACAGTTACTCTCAATGCTCTATCTTGAAACTTGTGGATACAACTACAGCCGTAAACGATGTGATGACATTGTTCACTGGTTTGTAGATAAGTATCTGCCACGCCATAAACTTGACATTACAGTTAATCATCGTGGACTTCTTCGCGAAGGTGTCTTTGGATGGTGTACTGTGATGGATTCTGATTCTCGCCCAAGAGAGTTTGAGATTGAGATGCACAATCGTCTCAGTGTTGATAAGTACAGTACCATCCTCTTACATGAACTGTGGCACGTTTATCAGCATGTCAAGGGTGATCTTAAAGATAGGGGAGAGAAACGCTATTGGAGGGGCATAGACCACTCTCATACAGACTATTCCGACCAACCATGGGAGATTGAAGCCCAAGAGATGGAGGTAAAACTCTATCACTCATATCTTGGACTTGGACCTGGATCTTTTGGATCAGGAACTGCTTTCCCTAATCGCTTGACAGCATCCTAAAAACTCTGTAGAATACCTTTGTCGAGGTTAATTAAAGTATGAAGACCGAATTCATTTGTGTAAAACCGAAGAGCTCAAAAGCAAAAAATCGTTTTGCTAACTTGATGCATAACCTCCACTCTTGTCGTGTTGAACAACGTAAAGATGGTCAGGTATTTCTGTCATCTATCACTGGCAAGTACAGTTTTTGGATGAGTGAATCAGCTGATGATAATTGGGAAGCAATTGTGTGATAAATATCGAAGAGATTCAACAGGAGTGTTTTAATGAAGGATCAGTACACTATTGATGACAACGAATCTAAACAAGAAAAATGGAATCGTGGTCTTGACATCTTTATCGAGTCTGTAATCAAACCAGATCCTGCACTTCGTCAGTGTGCTCACAATCAAAGATGTTATCATGAACTGATGGATATTCGTTCAGATATGTTAAAATATCTCAAGTCCAAAAGATGGCACTAAAGAACTATAATGTCCCTGTACTGATGTTTTTGGGAGTTATCTTTTGTACTCTCTGTGTCATTGTTGCAGGATATTTTCATGGTCATATGCACATTGAAGCAGTTTACAAATCACTCACATAATTCATATGAATCTATCACTCCAAGAAGTCGATCACGTCCTTAAAGCATTAGAAACAATGTCAGAACATTATGTAGCTAGAGCAAGGGAACAAATTGATCCTGGTGTTGTAAATCATTCACGATTGATTCAAAAATTAAAAGACTATCGTCTTCGTCTGACATAATAAATGAAAAAAATGACAAATCCAATTGCACCAGTAAAGAACACTAGAAAAACATATAATAGGTATCTTGAGAAAGTAATCACTGAAGTTCAGGTTCAGTTTGATAAAGAAGATCCTGCATGGATTCCATATGATACTCTCATTGCCGCACAAAGAGTATATACAAATGATCACTGAAGCTGAAAGGTTATTCTCTGCCTTGACACAAATCAATAATATTGTTAGCCTTTTGGAGGATAATGAATATAAACCTTATATTTACAGGCATCTAAACCCTGTAAAATATGAACTAGAGCGACAAATTCGTAACTTGGGGAGAAATGAACCATAGCGTATATAAAACTGAACTATATCGTAATCCAAAGATTCAGGTGAAGCGATCTCCCATCCAAGGATGGGGAGTTTTTGCTAATGAAGATATTCCTCAGTATGAACTTATTGAAGAATGTCCTATTGCAATCGTCGATCCTGATGAAATATCACCAGATGCAGTTGAATTGCCACGTTATGTTGCAAATATAAAGGGGAAATTGTTTATTGGATTTGGTGTTGGTTCATTGTTTAATCATTCACGAGAACATTTCAATGTTGAGTGGTATGTTGATGGAGTTAATATGACTCAGAATTACTATACAACTCGCGATGTTAAAGCTGGTGATGAATTGTTTTCTTGTTACAACCCAAACCTTTCATTTGAGGAGAACTAATGGCAACACGAACATTTGTAGATAGTAAAGGAAATACATGGGAGTGGGAAGAAACTCCTGAAGTGATTGAAGCAGTTAAAAAACTTAACGAAAATAAGACAACAGAGGATACATAATCTATAATCGTATAGAATAATGTATGTTAACCTGGGTGCAAAAATTCTTTTCTCCAACAAAAAAGTTATCAGTTAGTGACAATCTATACAACCAAATTGAAACATTAACTGAACGTGTTGTTGAATTAGAAAAAGAAAATCGTGAACTGCATGATCTTGTTCTTGAAATAGAAACATCACTCAAATCTCAGATTGACAAGATTCATCCTGTGATATATAATATCTCTGACAGTAACAAAGGTACATGACTTATTCAATTACTATCAAGTCTTCTGAGGGCGAATCAACTATTCAATGTGAGGACGATCAATACATTCTTGATGCTGCTGAAGAACAAGGTGTAGATCTTCCATATTCCTGTCGTGCTGGTGCATGTTCATCATGTGCAGCAAAGATTGAGTCAGGTACAGTTGATCAGAGCGATCAATCATTCTTGGATGATGATCAAATTGAAGCAGGATTTGCATTGATCTGTGTTGCATATCCAACCAGTGACTGTGTAATTAAAGCAGAAGCTGAAGAGGAACTCTATTGATGTATGAAGAACTAAATTGTTTTGAGGAAGCACTCAAACATTTTGGTACTAGAGTTGAAGTCATCTGTGCTATGGAACTATCAAAAAGAATTAGTTCTGAAGATGCTTATCAGATGATTAAAGAAGAACTCAAAGAAGTCAAAAAATGTCGTAAACAGTTTAAGAAAGATGAGTGCTAACATTTCTGAAGCCACACCACAAGATTGGGAAGACTTTTGGTATTCCCCTGAGAAGTTTGGGACTTGGCATATCACAGATTTTGAAAATGTGTGGAAAGAAATGGATGAGGTTGAACCATTAACTCCTGTAACACAATCCCAAAGAAAAGATTAAATTGCTAACTAATTGTGAAATGACATGTTAGCATGTCACTACATTCAGGAGATTGCCCATGACTCTACCCAAAGACAAAAAACTTAAGCATGAACACATTGAGTCTATGAAAATTGCGGTAGAGCAGTATGATATTCGGGCAATTCATCCAGAAAAAATGGAAGAATTTGCTGAATATCTTGTTCAACAGGCAAGGACAAAAGAATAAGTGTCACAGCGTCCCTTGACAGGGACGCTTTTTTAATATAAATTGTTATTATTGAGAGGAATTCATGAAACTTCTTGCTGCTTTGCTTCTGATTGGTGCCACTTCTGTCCCTGCATATGCTGGAGGCCCTGTAATTAGAGGGCAAAGAAGTGTGCGATACGAAAACTATTGCTATAAGAATGTAGAAATATATGAACCTGGATATTACAACAAATATGGTCAATGGGTTGGTGGATATGTAAAACACAGAAGAAAGAGAGTTCCTTGCAGAAATCATCATGTGCCTTCAATTCCTCCTGATATTAGATATGAAGAAGAATATCCCAACATGGGTCGTGTTGATGAAAATTCCTGTGTAGAAGGTTCTGTCCTTGGTGGTATCCTTGGCGGTGGTGCTGGTGCAGCATTATCGCGTGGAGATGGTCGCTGGTGGGCTATACCTTTGGGTGTTGTTGGTGGTGCATTGGCAGGATGTCAAGTTGATGGAGGTTGAGTGAAGAGCGAGTATTATATTGAGAAAGTAGAAAGAAAAGAAGTTGAACATTTACTGCTTACATATCATTATCTGAAGGATCACTCTAAAACATTTCGATCAGGGCATAATTATGCACTATTCAAGGGTGATCCTGACTATATCTTAAGACCTGTGGGTACATGTATTGGTGCTATTGTATTCACAGGTATTCCAGTTCCTGAGATTGCTGTATCTGCATATGGACTGGAAAGAGATGAACAGGATGGATTATTTGAACTGTCTAGATTGTGCATTCATCCAGATATTCAAGGAGAAGAGCACAACATCACATCATGGTTTGTATCAAGAGCAATCAAACAATTTCGCAAAGATGTTGATGTAAGGGCCATACTTTCATATGCTGATGGTAAGTTTCACAAAGGTGTGATTTATGCAGCATCTAATTTCAAATACTATGGCATGACATCAGCAAATGTTGCTGACTTCTGGGTATTGAATGATGATGGAACTTACACTAAAAAATCTAGAGGTGGTGGTAAAGGTTTAGAGGGAGAGTATCGCAAGAGAAGTCAAAAGCACAGGTTCTTGATGACATTTGACAAGAAGTTGGACGTTAAATGGAAAGAAGAGAAGTGGAAAAACCCTGATAATAAAGTTACTCACCTCTAAAGTGTCTCAGTTATGTAAGCACACATCACTGACATGGCAACACGATCACGAGTCGGCATTGAACTTAAAGATGGCAGCATTGTGTCTTCTTACCACCACTGGGATGGTTATCCTGAGTGGCTGGGTCGCATCCTGAAGACTCACTACAATTCACGCGATCTTGCTTCTGAGTTGATTGATGGTGGTGACATGTCCGCTGCTTGGGGCGATGAAAATCGTGCAGAGTATTACTCTGAGCGTGGTGAGAATTGTCCTCCTCGTTATGATGAAACTCGCGAACAGTTTCTCTCTGATGGTGAAGAATTCTCTTACATCTTCACTAGTGCAGGTTGGGTGTGTTATGATATGCACCAGTTTGATGACAACAAACAACCTGAAAGGGTTATTATTCCAGAAGGAGCACTGATGGCATGAACATTTACGACAAAATGGAAGAGCAACAAATTGCTGAAGAGTTCTGGGCGCAGGTTGAAGCCGAAGCAGCAGCACTTGAAGTCACAGTTGACTACTATCTTGCAGAGTTCTTCTGCTCCTGATATAATTAAGAGGTAATCTGTTCAAAACAATGACACAAAAGTTCTTCTACATTGTAGATCACTTCATTCCTTTCCCTACCAGTGAATATGGTGGGTTGTGGAATGTAATCGCTGAAAGTGATGAGGAATGTTTTAATCTCATCACCGATACTGACGATGGTTTCAATCAACAATACTATGCAAATTTGCGTGAGAATATCATAAAGTCACGCACTTATGCACTAGCAGAAGAACTTGAGTCTGGAATTGTTGAGGAATTTACCACTTAATCTAATGGAAAAACTTTATCGAATCGAAGAATTAGAAACATCTGGTTGGACACTTGTCGAAAAGAATGACACTGGTCTCACCCAAGCTGAAGCAAGTCAACGCTACAGTGAAATTTTAGCTGATGGTATCAGTCCTGATCGCATTCGCATTGTTCGTGAGCAATGACACTGGAACTCCCACCTGATTTTATTCATGAACCACCTAAAGGCTACACTTACGAGGTTGAAGAATTCAGACGCAACATTTTATCTATTTGGTGTTGCAATCATGCTAAATTCAATTTCAACGGCGGTACTGTTGCAAAAACTATTTGGGGATTCTACAACACAAAACAGAGAACCTATTATGCGCCTATTAACTCCACCAAGCGTGGAGATCAGGTAGACATTTCTGATACTCGCCCTTATACTGCAATGCAACTCAATCTTAATCCATTGGAGGCAGCATTTGTATGAAATACATCCCACAGGTTGATGACTATGTAAAATGGAAAAATCACGAAGGTTGGGTGTATTTTAAGTGTGATGAATGTATTAGTATCGAGCTAGGTGTGAAAGATAAAGTGTGTCATGATCATGGAGCATCATTTCATAAGAAAAATCACATTCTACTTGTATGCTACAATTTTGATTGGCATGAACTAGAATATGTGAAGAATCGAAGAAGTTATAATGTTGATGAATACAAATCACAGCAGTACAGACACAAAGATCCATAATGTATGAAGTAAACTACATGAAACCTAAGAAAAAAGGTTTTTCTAATCAACGTGCTACTTTTTTGAAGATTGATGATGCAATCTTTTGGGAAAATATCCTAAAAGATCAAGGATGCAAGGAAATCAAAATCCTTGTCAAATAATATTACTCACCTCTAAACTGTTTCATTACTGTAAGGCACATTTAAATGGATTGCTATTTGACTGAACAACAAATTGAAGAACTGGTCAATTTTGACCATGTTAGTGAAGATCTTGAAGATTTGATTGAAGATCAACAAGATTTCAATATGAACGATTATCTCAACTCTAAAATTGATTACTGAAATGAACTTTCCTACTGAAACTGTCAACGTTCTGTCTCACCTTGAAGAACTTCGTAAGACTTGGAAACTTCAAGATTTTCGATTCACTAAAGATCAGCAGGATCAATATGATATGTTGATGCAAGCAAGGCGAGAAAGAGTTGCATGGTTCTATGAAACGAATCGTGTGCAAATTGGCCCTAAAGTTAATAAAGTTAAGACTGAGGAAGAAGAGGACAGTTGATGAAGTGACCCCTATCGCTTGACTTTTGAGCGATAGGGGTTTATTGTAATAAATAATGAAAGGTTATTCTTTCTTTCAATGAAAACGTTCGCGCAATTTGTTACTGAAGCCTATGATAAGGATGTGATGGGATCATCCCAGATCAAAAAGTCTGGCGAAGGTGGTAGAGTTGGTGCAGATCGTAGAAAGTCTGAACCTGAAAAGAGAAGAATGAAGGCTGCTGGTGGTGGTAAGATGGTGCCAGCAAAATCATATAAAGACAGAAAAGATATTGGTCAGCAACGTCAAGCATCTACCAGAGAGCAACAACCTGAGAAAGAAAGAGGTTCTGCTGAGGTTAAACAATCTTATGCAGATAAGGTAAAGGCAGAAAGAAAGAAAGCAGCACAAGCAAGAATTGCTGCAAAGAAAGGTGGCAAACCTGCACCTGAAAAGAAAGAAACTCCTACTGCAAAACAGTTACTCTCTAAGAAGAAAAAAGCAGCAGTTAATCCTAACTACAAACCACAGAAAGCATCAGGTAAGACAAGAGCAGAACGTGATAAGATTAGAGGAGAAGGTGAAAAGTATCTGAAGAGTGTATTTAAGGATCAGGAAACTGCAAAGTATAAGAAAGAGACAGGCCAGAATCCTGATGCAAAAGGAAGAACAAAAATTCTTGGACGTGTAAACAAAAGAATGAGCAATTAAAGTTACTCACCTCCAAAGTGTCCTAGTTGTATAAGCACCCCCAGCACCCTTTACAATCCTCTGTAAGGGTGCTATTATTATCTTTGGGTATCAAACCACTTGAACGTGACTATTTCTCTTCGTCCCCATCAGAATCGCATCCTTGATCGTATGCTTGCATACAACAAAGGTCAGATGATTGTACCCACTGGTGGTGGCAAGACTCTGACAATGATCATGGACACAAAACGTCGCCATGATACTATCAAGAATGGCACCACCACAGTTGTTGTTGCTCCACGCATTTTGTTGGCAGAACAATTGTGCTCTGAGTTCATGGAAGTTCTTGATCCTAACAATGCAGATCCTTATCTGCATGTGATGCACGTTCATAGTGGTGAGACACACTATACCAGCACAACTAACGCAGAAAAGATTAACCTTTATGTCAATTGTGCTCGTACTATGGGTGAAAATGTAGTTATTTTCACTACATATCATAGCCTGCACCGTATCATGGAGGCAGATGTTGAGGTCAATACGATCTATTTTGACGAAGCACATAACTCTGTGCAGAGAAACTTTTTCACTGCTACAGAATACTTTGCTGCTGATTCTGATCGTTGCTATTTCTTCACTGCTACTCCTAAGCACTCTCTTACTCCTAAGAAACCTGGGATGAATTGGGTTGATGTTTATGGTCAGGTTCTGGTGAATGTTCCTGCTCCTGAGCTTGTTGAAGGTGGTTACATTCTTCCTCCCAAAGTTGTAGTCAAGAAACTGGATCTCATCAAAGGTCGCAAAGTCATGTATGCAGAGGATTGTGACAATCTTCTTGAAACGATTGATGAGAACAACATCAACAAAACTCTCATTTGTGCTCGTACTACCAAGCAGATTGTGGGTCTTATCTCTCAGTCTGATTTCTGTGCTGAGTTGTATCAGCGTGGCTATTCTTGGATGACGATCACATCTAAGACAGGTGCAATCATTGATGGACGTAAGGTTGATCGTGAGACATTCTTCGAGACTCTGAATGCTTGGGGCAAAGACTCTAGCAAAAAGTTTGTTGTTATCCACCACAGTATTCTGTCTGAGGGTATCAACGTCAGTGGTCTTGAAGCTGTTATCTTCATGCGTAACATGGACTACATTGGTATCAGTCAGTCGATTGGTCGTGTCATCAGGTTGGGTGGTGAATCTAAGACCTTTGGTCTTGTTTGCATCCCTACATATGATACTGTAGGTATCAGCACTGCTCGTAAAGTTCAGGCAGTTGTTGATGTCGTGTTCAACCAAGGTCAACCTGCTATTAGTGAGGTTCGTCGATGAATTATACAAGAGCTGAACTTATCAATGCATTATGTGCAGAGTGGGATTATCTCTGCCATGATGATTTTGATCCTGAAAATGATCAAAGTACAGAAGAATATCGTGAAGAACTTCAAAACTATTCTTTGGAGGAGTTGATAGAAGAAACTAGCACAGATGATGGTTACACTTTGGAGGAGTTTATGGAGAACTGGGGATGAAGATTGCAGAAACTAAAAGATCTGTTTTAGAACCCAAGCCTATCGAAGAGGGATTTATCATGGGCAAATATGATGATCCTAGGATGTATGCTGCCATACCTATTGCTGGCAGTGATACTAAACTGGTGGTGATTCATCAGGGCAAGCAGTTAAAGATCTGTCGCAATCGTAAGTCAGCACTGAACTTTATTGCGAAGCACAGTAAGGGTAAATCAGTTGCCAAACTTCCTGTGTGATATTATTACTCACCTCTAAAGTGTTCTAGTAGTGTACCAAGCAACTCAACGCATGACCGAACGTCCCGAAGTTCTCCTGTCTCGCGCAGATTACATCGAAGACATCAAAGTTCGTTGGCAGATTCATCAGTTTGAGGTTAAGAAACTCCAAGAGGATCTTTCCCTTGTGATGAATGCAATCACAGACAAGGCTTTCTACATGGCCACTGATCGATAATAAGAAGAGAGGGTATCATTACCCTCTTTTTTTATGTCGATATAAATGTTACTCACCTCTAAAGTGTCCCAATAGTATGAAGAACACACACATCGAACACCCTGAAGATTCTATCCTGACTGGAGATCTGTCAGTTCTTAACTGGTTCTCTGAGTCTGATAGTATTATCTCAACCAAGATGGATGGTGCTCCTGCTATTGTTTGGGGCACAGATCCTGCGACTGGTACATTTTTTGTTGGCACTAAATCTGTCTTCAACAAAGTAAAAATCAAAATCAATCATTCACATGAAGAAATTGACAAAAACCATCAAGGTAAAGTTGCGCGTATTCTTCATGCTTGCTTTGATTGCCTTCCTCGCACAGATTCTATCATTCAAGGTGATTTTATTGGTTATGGTGGTAGCCTTACTTATCGTCCCAACACGATCACTTACATCTTTCCTGAGGTAATCACTGAGGATATTATCATTGCACCTCACACAGTTTATGTTGCTGAGGGTGATCTTCGCAATGCAGTTGCATCACCTTTGACTGACAATCTGTGCAGCAATGATGAATGCCACTTCGTGCAACCTGAGTGCAGTTTGAATCCTGATCGTGAGGATATTGCTGATGTTTGTGCATTTGCCAAACAAATGGCTACTCTATGTGAGTTTGTAACTCCTGCCAAAGCAACAAAAATCAAAAAACACATCAATGACTGCATTCGCCATGAGAATGTCGTGGATGAGAATGAAATTGCAGAAAAATTTGATTGTGATGCCAACGTCATCAGATTGTGGAAACTCGTTGCATCAATCAAGGATGATTTGTTCATGTTCATCAAAGAATGTGATGAAATCATTTGTGTGATTGGTGATGAGCAAACACTGCATGAAGGTTATGTTATCACAAACAAGTTTGGCATGTTCAAAGTTGTTGATCGTGAAGAGTTCAGTCGTGCTAACTTTCTGATGGCAAAAACCTGGTGATTATTGTTACTCACCTCTAAAGTGTCCCAGTTGTATGAGCAACACTAAAATGATCGCAACTCAAACCAAACCACAATTCCTGACCGAAGCACTTATCGAAGTGCTCAACAATCAGTGGAAAGTCGATGCGATCGAATCTGGTCATTCTGTTTATACTCAACTTGAGTATGAAGTTGGTCGAAAGTATATCAAAGTCTGGTCTTATCTTGTTGGTGACGAGGGAAGAATCAGAGGACGAAGCTGCTGGATGTTCGTTGATAAGAACTCTGGTGAATGTTACAAACCTGCATCATACAAAGCACCTGCAAAAGGTGTTCGTTATCTTATCACACAGTTAGCAGACAATCCTCACATTTGTGATGCTTACGGTTCGTTTCTTTATCTCTGATGACTGAACTTTTCTCTGGTACACAATCACAGTTAAATATGTTAACAATCAGAAAAAAATCACTTATGTTCAATGATCGTCAATTAGAACTAATTGCAGAAGCAGTTGAAGATTATGGCGTGTTGGTAAGTGAAGAAGTAGCAGAAGAATGCTGTGAGATTTTAGAAATTATTGATGCTTATTTCCACAACAAAAACTTCAAGAAATGATCACATCTAAAAAGCAAATGCTCAACGTGATGAAGAATTGCGATGGAGCAGACACACTCACAAGAGAGGAAAAGTTTCAAGTCTTTGTTAATGTCTGCGACAATCTGTTGGCAGATGGTAGAATGACCAAGGCAACTCACAAACGATTCACGGAGATTTGGTGACATGAAATACGAAGTTAAATTGTATGTTGGTGGCAAAGTTTTCACTGAAGAAGTACATGCTGCAAACTATCAGGACGCAAAGGAAACAGCAACTGCGCGTAATCCTAAGGCTAAAGTAATTGGTGTAAATCCTATTATGCGATGATTATTGTTACTCACCTCTAAAGTGTTGTAGTAGTAAGTTCACTGGTTTTTTTAAATGCAACTCACTTCAAAGCGTCATTCCATGGTTGTTGAGTTTCGCCCTCATGCAATCTTGACTGATAAGTTTGTCTACACTTTAAAGTTCAAGGGTGACACACAGTCGATGCGATTGTTCAACAAAAAAGAGATGATTGAAACGTGCAATTCTCGTCTGGACATTCATGGTTATGAAGTCACAGATTTCCTGACTGAACCACAACAATACATGCCAGCATCGTGCTGAGTTTATGTCACTTATCAAATCTTATCTTCACACAAAAATGACTGAAACCAACGACAAAATCATCGACCGTGATGCACTCCAAGATGCAATGATTAACCAGATCTTGGATGACATGGACATCAAAACAATGATGGCCATTCTTTATGATAACATGAGCAACAATTATGATTCGTATACAGTTGATGAACTGATTGAAGAGGTAGAGGAGTATTATCCACAACTTCTTGATGATTAAAGTTACTCACCTCTAAAGTGTCCCAGTTGTATGAACAACACTTACTCTGAAATCCTGAAGATCTGGAACAGTGAAACCCCTGATGATTTTGCAATCTTCAGTGAACTTTACTATGAAATGTTTGGTGAGGATTTTACCATTCCTTACGAAACTGACTCCACTAAATCTTCTTTCTTCCCTTACGATTGATGCAAGAAACTAAGTTCATTCTTCACGGACAATTTCATCGTGCTAATGGTTGGATTATGAATGATTGTTTAGGTTACATCAAAGAAACAAAAGAGGATGCGATTGCAACATGTAATCGACTTAATCCTAACTTTGTGATTCAATCTGTTACTATAGAAGAATGAACACAACAACTGCAACTTACATCGTCAATGTAACAACCGACGATGAAAACATCATCACATTTTACAAGACAATGCCAACAAGGCCAAAGACACACAAAGGGATTAAATCACAGAACAATAAACTATCACAATGGGTAGAAAAGTGCTATCCTGATTTTACATCATACGAAGTTATTCTTCTTGATGATTAAAGTTACTCACCTCTAAAGTGTTCTAGTAGTATGAATAACACAAACGCACTTACATTCTCATCTGCTCTCACTATTCTTGCTGATGAATTCAATGCAACTTATCGAGGCATTAAAACAGTTCGTGAAATGTGCTCTGATTTAGTTGATGCAATGTATTGGGACAATGAAGATCCTAACACAATCTATCATCAATTCGAGACGAAAACTGGCCCTAATCGTATTGTAAAGGATGATCAAATCATTGCCCTTGCATTACATTATGTTTGACTAGTTTCTGAGTATTATTGTTACTCACCTCTAAAGTGTCCCAGTAGTGTGAGGGACACCCGAAGGGTAAACCCACAACCCACACAACAAACCAAACTTTAACTCACTTCTCATGCGTAAGATCGAATCCCAAATGTGTGCCGCTGTTCAGTCTAACAAGAACTGGAAATCTGGTAACACTGAGGTAACGATTGACAAGGAAACTAACACTTCCTCTGTTTATCTTCACGGCAATCTGAT